TAATAAATATTTCTACTGCATGTTGTAGTCGTTTAAAAACTCAAAAAAATAAGCTAGATACAATATTTAATTTATTAGTAAATGAGAGAATTTATAAATTTTTAAATGATTCAGTATATCCATATGATAATAATTATAATATGGACAAACCTGCATTAATGTATAATATGGATAAAAAGTTATTTTACAACAGTGCATCACTTTTACAACTTGAGCTTGGAACGGCGGTTCCAATACCAATACTGTCACTTGAAATTGTTGATAAAAATGATAAAATCTTATACGATTTAACTGATTTTATTGAATCAATGCGTTATATTAAACTATCTGATAGTTATACAAAGCCATCTATTGGACATATTATATCAGTTTGGCAGTTACATTCTAAAATAATACTTGATACTAGCCAAGTATGCGTAATATATATTAATAATAGCGGGGACACTGTTGGAATCGATATTCGTAATAATACGAGTCTATATTAGAATGCTAGCCGATGTTCTTGTCCCGGTTGTTCTATTTGTACTTTTATCTCCAGGAGTTCTTCTAACTCTTCCTCCGCTTAGAAAGGGGATCTTTATGAGTCATGAAACAAGTGTAACTTCAGTTCTTGTACATGCCTTAGTCTTTGCAGTAGTTTATATGGGACTAAGAAAAACCTTCCCTAAATACTACAGTTAATTCTTAAAATTTACAACTTTTACTAATACATTGCTAAATAAATACAATGTATTAGAAACAGTTTTTAATAAATAGGTCTAAACATCTATAGCCAATACATAAAAGAGATGGCAACTATTTCTTTAGTTGACCCGTTCGTAACTGGTCCATGGACTCTATATTTCCATGCACCCAAGGAAAAGCGCTGGACTCTTGATACCTTTCAGCCAATTGCAAGTGTATCCAATGTTCAAGAAGTCCTTTCTCTATTCCAAGAACTTTCTGATAAACTCAAGCGTGGAATGTATTTTTTTATGAAGGGGTCTATTCCCCCACTCTGGGAGAATTATCAAAACATTCGTGGGGGAAGTTATAGCCTTCGTGGTGGCCCAGATGATGGCATTGAATATTATAAAACCTATGTACTCGGTTCAATGCTAAATGTATGTCTTACGAATTCTGCAGATTCCATTGTAGGAATCAGCATAAGCCCTAAAATTATGAATGGACCAAACAACACTTCTCGTATTGGTTTCTATGTTATTAAAATCTGGAACAAGGATTCTGAGCAGTTTAATAAACCGGCCGGTCTAAAACTACTTCATCAGAAACTTGTTGAATCAGATGTGCTTTATACGCCACATGTTGATAAGAAGATGTAATTACTGTTTATTCTTCATTGGTGCAAGGACAAGTTTGACCTCACCAAGATTTGCTACCGTGTAGCGAAGGATTAACGGATAGTCATTCTTGAGATAGAGTTCAATCGACGGACATAGACTTGTGCACTTTGTAAAAAGTACAAGATGCTTGAGCTGAAAGATGCCCTGTACGATTTCGGTGCTATTGCCCGATGACTTATGAACCTTCATATTTGAAGTGCCATTATTTTCAGAAATAACTGTTTCCTGCTCAGCAAAATCGCCAATGCATTTGAAGATTAGATCCACCCCACTGGATGTAATCTCCACATCAAGTTTTTCACCAAGGGCATTCATATCACGACAAATCTTCTGTAGGTCCGTGCTTGGCATGTGAATAATACTGGTGAAGTTAAGAGCAGGAATCTGAATCTCTTCGACATCGGTGTCGAAGAGTTTAAGAAAATAGTTTGTTATTGTCGACTTTTCTGAGTTCTCCATACGAATTCCAAGCTTATTAGGGTTACTTGCAGGAAGATAAAGAGTAAGTGAATCATTATTGCCCATTGTCTTAATAAGCTTAAAAAAATAGATCATATTCACTCCAAGAACATGCTTTGCAGGGCAATAAAACGTCTCAAACTTATCCGACTGTAAACGCATGTAAACAAGAACGGTATGGGTCTCATCAACAGCCATAATTTTAATACCTTGTGGGTCAAATTCAAGATTTGCCTCGGTTAATATCTCCTTTAGCGCCTCGATTAATGTACGAAACGCCCCGGATTGAACAGTTTTTATTTCAAATAAGTTCCCATTTGCATTTGGACGGACGAGGGCCATTCTTCTATGTGCGTATTTTGAAGATATCTTTAGGCTTCTAACGCCGGAAATGATTCTTACGTGACATTCTGCGTTTGCTTATATGACGTTTAGATGCCCGGCGCCGAGACTTTAGTCTTTTCGATTCATTTATAATTAAGTGTTTTCCCTGTAAAAAAGCTGCTCCTAAAAGCATAGGTCCTGATACTAATATTGGACCCATTACTGATGGAGTATAACCCCCCTTATGTTTATTCATTCTTTCTATACTATATATAGCATGGTAAAGAAATTTACTAAAGGAAATAACTTTTTATGGCTTGGAGCAGTAATTGGGGTTGTAGTTATGTTTTTCTATATTGGTGGAGTACGTGAAGGCTTTCAAACCTTACCAAGTGTACAAACGGGATCACCACCTATAAATCCTAATATACCTAATACACCAATAACAGGACAGCCAGATATGCCAGCTGCTACTATGCCACCAATGAATACAACAAATTTTACACCACCGCCAAGTGTAATGCAGAATGCTAAACCATCTATTGCAGTAGTACGTACTAAATTAAATGAGTTAAAGACTATGGTTGATAATATGTAATATTATTCATCAATAATCGTCTTGCGCCATTCAGGATCACCTGGAAATACCTGAATTTGCTTGCCATGAAACGCACAGACTTCTAAGATACAAGAATCCCATTCGCCTTTCATTTCGTCTGGATTATAATAGACGGTGTACTCATAATTATTGATTTTAACAATCATCTTTTTCTCATCTGGATACTTTTCAGCAAAGGCTTTCATTTCATTCATAAGTGGTCTAGCAGGAAAGACATAAGTGTTATGTTGAACTTCATCTACCCAATCACATGGGTTAAAGTATCCATCGCCAACTACAAATCGTGGAGGAACACTTCCATAATCATCCATTTTATCAAAGGGCTCAACAATCTTTTCATTTTGAGCATCCCAGAAAAGAAGATTGTGATTTCTGTATCCATCTTCTGGAAATTCTAGTGTTGCACCATTATGCAGTTTATGCTTGATTGCATATCTCTTGGCGAGGGTGTGCCTAAATGTATTATCATCTTCAAGTCTAGCCTTTAGAGCATCAAGGCTCATTTTAGGATTCCATAGAGGGAGAATTTGTCTAAGGCTAAGAATAATTCGCATGTTTATAGGTGCTTCTAGTGAGCGTTAGGTTCAATTTTAATTTATGGTGATTATAGAACTCGTTTCATACTTTTAAATTTCTTAGCATAGACTTTATTAATTTTCTGGACTTTCTCTTTTCTATTTGCTTCATCAATTATGCTACCTGTTTCATAATCCTTATACCCATAATAATACTGGTAGGCATCTTCCCACTCTTTTGCATTCATTTTCCCTTTGAAAAGAGATCTTGGTACATATTTATAGTCAAGCATAAAATATACGTATTTAGAACCTAATAGGACTGGATAAGGAACGTCACTATTTCCTATAAGTGAATAGTATGCTTCAAAATCGTCTTCCATCTTAAATTCATAAATATCAAAGCCAATATGCATATATTTCTTTCCGCCTAGGTCTAGCAAAAGTGAATTACCTAAGCCAAAGGCTCCATCATATTTCCCTACATGCACATCTTTTACAGTAAGACTTTTAATAAGTGTGTTATAATCCATAGATTTTCCATTAGTAGTACCCTTGTAAATTTCTACATGCTTACCGGAAACTTCAACACGAAAGGGTCTTCCACCATTATTATGTATTAGATAGGATTTTTTGCCCTTTGTAGCAGTTTTAGCAGTCTTAATCCATTTATATATTCCTCTAGAGTTTGCCTTTGAAACATATTCTCCATTTTTTCCCTTTTTTGTAAGGCCTTTACAATTAGTAGCGTGAAAGGGTGGAGATTTACGCGTCTGGTATTTGGTATTTTTTACTTCCTTACAACTCATCTACTAAGATAGATTTTAAACTATGGGCTAAAGGGTTATATATATTTAATATATTATACTAATGTTTTCAAAAAAATTAGTACAACATATGGTTATTGATACTACGCATACTTATACTGAGTTATGTGACATTGGCAGAATTGCATGTACAGACAAGAGTCCATATGGAGATATTAATCTACCAATTCATCGGCATCCTTACACAGGTGTATATTCTACTCTTTTTTCTCCACTAAAGAATAAGGAAATTGAATTTGTGGAAATTGGTGTTGCAGGAGGTTCGTCTGTAATTCTCTGGTGGAATTATTTCACAAAAGCCTCTTTCTCATTTTTTGATCGTGACCAAAATTTTCTTAATAATGTCGAAAAGATGGATTTTCCTTCAAGAAGTCCATATTTAGGACTAATGGATGTATCAGTTGATGGAAATGTAACAGAGTCTCTTTTAAAAACAGGGAAGCAGTTTGATGTAATTATTGATGACAGCAGTCATGTATATGAACACCAAGTTCGCATTGTAAAAGAAGCCTTTCCTTTTGTAAAGTCTGGAGGTTATCTTATTGTTGAAGATGTATATCGTAGTACACCAGAGGAAGACTATATACGTGACCTTAAAGAAGTATTTGCTGAATGTGCCACGGTTTACTTCGTTTTATGCAATCATGAAGAGCGTTATAGTCCTGGGTGGAACAATGATAAATTACTTGTTTTAGTTAAGGCATAGGCTAACTAAAATTGAGAAGAGGCACGTACCCCACCCTTGTAGAAAAAGATGAGCGCCGCCAATTATAAGAAGCACACCCACCGTGAGCATATTCTTGAGCTTCCTGATACCTACATCGGCTCAACCGATACGCATCTAGAGAAGCGCTGGGTCTATGATTCATCGACGTTTAAGATGAATTATACTTCAGTTGAGTTTAATCCAGGTTTCTATAAGCTCTTTGATGAGATTATTGTAAATGCTCGTGATGCACTTGTACGCAGTGTAACTGATGCAGGTCGTACTCCAATCAAGCATATTGCGGTGACAATTCAAGAGAGTCCCTTTAGTATCACAGTAGAGAATGATGGCGATGGTATTCCTGTAGAAATGCATCCCACCGAGGCTGTCTGGGCACCTGAACTCATCTTTGGCCATCTTCTTACGAGTGGAAATTACGCAAAGGAAGAGGAGAAGATTGTTGGTGGCAAGAATGGGTATGGTGCAAAACTCACCAATATCTTCAGTACAAAGTTCGTAGTAGAGACGTGTAGCCCTAAGCATGGGAAACTTTACTCGCAGACTTGGACTGATAACATGTCTGTTGCACAGAAGCCTGTTGTAAAGGCCTCAAAATCAAAGGGCTTTGTACGTGTTACTTACTGTCCTGATATGGCACGATTCCCAGGCTTTAATCATTCTGATATGCGCAAGGTTGTAGAGACTCGTATTGTTGAACTTGGTGGTATGGCAGGAAAGGATGTAAAGGTGTCCTTTAATGGAATCACTCTTGCAACAAATACTTTTGAGAAGTTCACAAAACTCTTTGTAAAGTCAGAGAGTACTATTGCATATGAGCGCTGTGGTGAGCGCTGGGAAGTGGCCGCCGTTCTTGCCAAGAATCTGTTTGATGAAGATGGTAATCCAGATGAGATGCACGTATCATTTGTGAATGGTATTAATACCCGTCGTGGCGGTAAGCATGTTGATAAGGTTAGTACTAGTATTCTGAATGACTTTTGCGAGTTTGCCGCAAAGAAAAAGGTTGTTGTAAAGCCGGCACAACTAAAGGAGTCTGTGCTCTTCTTCATTAATGCAACCATTGTAAATCCTGCCTTTGATTCTCAGACTAAGGAAACTCTTACCACGCCTGCAACAAAGTTTGGCTCGGTTTTCAAGACCGACGGTAAGATTGTAACTGGTCTTGTGAAGCTAGGTCTTCTAGATGAGGCGATTGCTATTCTAGATGCAAAGGCCAATAAGGATGCGAAGAAGACGGATGGGTCAAAGAAGAAGACGCTTCGTGGAATGCCGAAACTTGTTGACGCTACTCTTGCCGGTACTGCAAAGAGTGACGCATGCACTCTAATCCTTACCGAGGGAGATTCAGCCGCCTCAAGTGCAATTGCAGGTCTTGCAGTTGTTGGGCGTGAACTATGGGGCGTCTTTCCTCTTCGTGGTAAGCTACTCAATGTACGTGATGTATCTGCCGACAAGTTCTCTAAGAATGAGGAACTCACGGCGATTAAGAAGATTCTGGGCCTGGAACAGTCTAAGGTCTATAATTCACTAAAGACTCTGCGCTACGGGCGGGTAATGGTCATGGCAGATCAGGATTTGGATGGTTCGCACATTAAGGGTCTACTCATGAATCTCTTTCACGCTGAGTGGCCAAGCCTCCTTAAAAGTGGCTTTCTTTGCTCACTTGCCACTCCACTTCTAAAAGCGACTCGTCGTAATGAAACGCTGAGCTTTTATTCAAACCCTGAGTTTGAGCAGTGGAAAACAGCAAATGGTGGTACTTCAGGATGGCACCTGAAGTATTATAAGGGTCTAGGTACGAGTACGGAACTTGAGGCTCAGGAATGGTTTCGTAATCTCCATGAAATCAAGTATGATTGGGACAAGGAGACTGATGAGACTATGTCACTTGCCTTTAGCAAGAAGCGATCAGATGACCGTAAGAGTTGGCTATCTAGATATAATCCTAATCGCACTCTTTGCCCTGCATCAGATGGTCACATTGGCTATTCATCCTTTGTAAATGATGAACTCATCCACTTTAGTAATGCTGACAACATTCGCTCACTTCCATCGCTCATGGATGGCCTCAAGCCGTCACAGCGTAAGATTCTCTTCGGCTGTTTTAAGCGTGGCCTTCGCTCAGAGATTCGTGTTGCCCAACTTGCAGGCTATGTATCTGAGCATGCATCGTATCATCACGGCGAGGCCTCTCTAAATGGTGCAATCACTGCAATGGCCCAAATCTTTGTAGGTGCAAATAACATTAACCTACTACGACCTGTAGGGCAGTTTGGAACTCGCCTTCTTGGTGGAAAGGATGCAGCATCTGCACGTTATATTCATACTCAGCTTGAGCATATGACCGATGTAATCTTTCGTAAGGATGATGCGGGAATCCTTCAGCATATTGATGACGACGGTCTTCTTGTTGAACCTGTTCACTATTATCCCACTGTACCCCTTCTTATTATTAATGGCTGTATTGGTATTGGTACTGGATTCTCAACCGATATTCCTCCTCATAATCCTGATGATGTTGTAGGACTTCTACGTGATCGTCTAATGGGTGTTCGTGAAACGCTGTGTGAGATTGCTCTTCGCCCATGGTGGCTAGGCTTCAAGGGCCCTATTCAGCAAGTATCTGATGGCGTCTGGCTAACAAAAGGTCTTTACACCTTTGATGATGCAAAGCATATGATTACTATTACTGAACTACCTGTTGGAACTTGGACCCAGGACTACAAGAGTTTCCTAGATGAACTCTGTACTAATAATGAGTCTGATGCATCAAAGACCGAGGACGGTAAGCCAGTTCTAAAGACCTTTGATGACCTATATAACCATATTGAGGTCCGATTTGACCTCTATCTTGATAGCGACTATTATGATGATATTCGTTCAAACCCACAGGAGTTTGAGAAGCGTTTCCGCCTTACAAACACGGTTCGTACCAGCAATATGGTATGCTTTGATACGAGTTCAAATATTGTCAAGTATAGTTGCATTGGCGATATGATGGAGGCTTATTATGTGGGTCGTATGAAGGCATACGATATTCGTCGTGCAAAGGAGATTGACCGTCTAAATCGTGATGCACTCGAATATGATGCAAAAGCACGTTTTATTAAGGCAGTCCTTTCAGGTTCTATTGAACTACGAAATGCATCTGATGAAAGCATTGTAGAACTTATGAAGAAGAATCGGCTTCCTCCACTATCTAAGGCAGATGAGCCTAACAATATTGACGCATATGAATATCTTCTCAAGATGCGTATGGACCGTGTAAAAGCATCTGCAGTTGTTGAACAGGAAAAGGCAGTTGAACAGGCTCTTCATGCAGTAAAGGCACTTGAGGCAACAACAAGCAATGCTATGTGGCTCAAGGATCTTGATGAGTTTCAGGCAACATGGAAGAGTGTCTATGCATCTCGCATGGAGGCTCTTGCCGATGTTGATGGAAAGAAACGTTCTTCTAAGAAGAAGTTTGTAGGAAAGGCTAAAGTTTAGCAAAATGGTTAGCATATAAAATAAGCTAGCCATCATACTCGTGGTGGGGATTGAACCCACGACTTCAGCGTTGCAAGACACATTTTTGTCTTTGGTATCTATTTCACTACCTCCCATATAGGGGTTTTCCCTATAAGCACCGCGCTCTACCAACTGAGCTACACGAGTAATCCGTGGCCGCCTCCACAACCTTTTATATAGTTATAGTTTTAAGCCCTTCTGTTACACGTTTTGTCTGCTTCTTTAGACGCTTTAGTTTACGTGCCTTTTTTGTTAGAACTCCGCCAATTAGTGGAACAACACTTATATCAATTAGTATAAGAGTAGTGTCATCGCCACTATAGGGACTTGAACTAGATGCCATATGATTATTTAGAACGGTTTGTGCAGCCTTGCCATAGTCATCAGGTGAATTATTTAACCCAGTTATAATCATTCTTGAAACCTCTTCATATGACTTTAGTTCATCACCATCCTTTTCGACTAAGCCATCTGAAAATATTGCGAGGACACCCTTTGAACTACGAGGAAAAACTAATATATCTGGTTCAGCAGTTACACAAAAATCTTTCGACCAGTTCTTGTTCATTTCAGGCACTTCAACATTTGCGAACTTCATGCTAAAATCCCCAAAGGCACGGGATACCATAAGCGAGCCATTCACTCTTGGAGCATCACCGTCGTCTTGTGTAACAGTTCCCTTGCATCTTAGTATACGTTCTTTTTCTATCGGATTATTGGGTAAATGTGGCTCTATCTTTTGTAGTATAACACCAGTGCTAGGATCAATTACACAGGCAGGAGAATCACCAATAAATGCTATTATACATGACTTGGCTGTTATAATTGCAATTGTTGCAGTTGAACCAGTATCACGATATGATATATACCCCTTTGAAGCCAGATTTTTGTCATGTTGAATAAATAAATCCTTTAAACGAGATTTAATAGCCTCAACGTCGCCATTTACCTCTGCAATCATTTTTGCAAGCATCCCAGGGAATTGATTAATGGTATAAACAACGGTTGATAATCCACCATGTCCATCAAATACTCCTGCAATTGTAATTTCTCCCGGAAGGGATTGTATGAAATGACGATCTTCAGTTGATGGAGGAGACCGGCTCCGCCCATTTATTTCTGCTGAGCCTTGTTTCATTCCTTATATGTTCAAAAGAAACGAACTTTCGAATTAAACCGTGCGTTTAAAGGAATGGTTGCATTGGAAGCGATCTTGTTCCGGCTCTGCTTAAATGCTTCATGTGAGCAAGTGGAACGGGTAGATGACTTATATCATTAATATAAAAAAAGTAATGATCGACAGCTGACAATATATGAGGAACAGACCAGTCGCATACCTTCTGATTTAAATCGTCTACCTGAGCGCTAATATTATTAGGTAGATTACGGGCATACTGAAGATATATTGCACGCATAATAATTTTTAACTCTTCGACCGACTGTTTGTCAATAATATAACCCTTCGGATTACTCTTGTTATAAACCTCTTTGCGAATTAAGTTTTGCAGGCGTTCCACATTTTCCGATGAAAAGAATATTTCACTTACCGGCGACTTCTCCCAATTTCCACGGAGCATATCAGTTTGGAAATTTTTCTCTACCGACACATCTGTCTCAAATCCGGGAACGCCAATTGTTGTATTTCCTGCACCAAAGCTAACGCGTCCATTTTCTCCGGCAGTGTTTGTATATGGCAGGTCAAATGAAGATCCGGTTTGATTCATCCTATCTGAACCTACTAATTTTTAGAATGATTTCTATCCGGCTTTCATGAAATTTCTCCAAATTAATTTCTAATAAAGAGGTATACAATGAGTTCAGTACTTAGTGGAAGTCGCCAGGTTTCATGCGATACAGGTTATTACATCCCTCTTGCCTCGCTTATAGGCAAGATCTATGGATACAATCCTACTGCGGGACAGTCTACATTCTCAACGGCGCTTTGGGCCAGAAATGGACCATATACATCGTCGATCTCTTCTATCGGTCAAGGTGTTCTCAGAGATATGGGTAGAACGATTGTTTCATCGGGACGCACATTCCGTAAGGTTCAGCTTGTTGTAAGTTCCGCCGTGCAGGATGGCGTTGGTGGTCTCGCCCCTGGCACGAATCCTCTAGAGGACTTCCTTACGGGTTACATCGAGCTTGGCTTTGGCAATGGTGGCAACTTTACGCCCGTTGCCGCCTATGGTCGTTAAATCTTGCAGTAGATTATATAAAACTCCTTTTTTTAAAGCTGTTATGCTTTAAAAAAAGAAGTATAGTGTGAATAGATGAACTTCTATTTAATCTTATACATAGTCGTATCAATTATGTTTATTACAGGATCATTTTATTTAAATTATTCAAATGGCAAATCAATACAAGCTGTTATACTTAGTATTGCATTTTTACTCATTTCAATTCTATTTGGACTCCGGTGGTTCTCAAACCTCTTTTCTATTCAAACTACTGCTATTACATCGTGGCCTCCTGCATTAAATATATGTCCTGACTACTTAGTGCTTTCAAAAGTAAATGGTGTTCCTGTATGCCTTGATAATGTAGGCGTGAGTCAACAGGGAATGCAGTTATGGACAAGTCCTGACCAAACTGATGAGAAATATTTATTCAATCTATTTCTTGATAAAATCAGTTCAGTACGTGTTTCAGCACTATGTGACCAGTGTAAAACAAAAGGTGTTACATGGGAAGGAGTATGGGATGGAAATGTTTGCTTAAATGTTGAACCTCCTCGCCCCGTCTAAGAAGTCATCGCTTTTTACATAAATAGATGAATGAAGAAACAGTATGCCTTCATCCTGAAGTTGAAGAATCTATTCTAAGATGGCTTGTTGATCGTCATAAACCTGCAGTACTATTACTAGGACCACCAGGAATTGGAAAAACAACACTTGCACTACGCACTTTTAAATTGGCCGGCCTTCGTTCAATAGAGTTTAATGCAAGTCACACACGCAGTGGAACATCATTTCGTAAAACGATCCTACCATTGCTAAGAGAGGGGGGAATTGTACAAATGATGGAATCTGGTTCAAAGGGAGGAATTGGTGTGCTACTAGATGAGATTGATGGTCTCTCAAATGGAGAGCGTGGCGGATTAAATGAACTTCATAGCTATCTTAAAGGTAAAGAGGCTCTAGAGGGTCGTCCTCTTATTCTTATTAGTAATAGTATTGATACACGTACACTACAGCAAATTTCTAAAATTTGTTTGACTTTTGAAATTAATCCCGTTCTTCCAGAACGTCTTTCAAAATGGCTAAATACTAGTATTCCTGCTGGATATAATGGAGATCTTCGCTCGCTAAAGCGGCAAATTGCAGGATTAGAAGATGTTCAAGAAGTTATAGTAATTCCTGAAGGTGTAATGCCAATTGCTACATGGACTCTATGGGGTGAGTGGGATCCACTGCTAAATTTTGATATTGAAAATAATGAAGGAAATTTGGCCAGTCTTATATCCTTGGAAAATATTCCTGAACGTATTGAAGCATCATTGGGGAATACAGAAGAAGCATGGGAAATGTATATGTCAATATTTGATGCATATAAAACCAGCGACCAAGGGGATTTCTGGGCGTTTTTCTATCAATGCTGGACAATTCTTCCAATTTCCCTTCGTCTTAAGCTAAAAATTATGAATCTTCGTCTAAGCCAAGAGGCGCCTATTGATGATTCCACAAAAAAGGGTGAGTTTAGATATACTCCTGTACTTACAAAGCAGTCTGCGATGTTTAATGCATGGAAATTAATCTGTGAAATATCAGAGTTGCATAATGTTCCGGTGCGGTTAGGCCCAATGTATTCAGAGTGTGAAATACTCACTGGAAAGTTAAAACATGATAAGGTGCGGCGATATCAGGCAATTAGTTTGGAAAATCTGTCAAGACTGTTAGATGGTAAAAAAGACTAGTCTAATTTAGAATGCTCTCTATTGAAAGAGCAATTACTAATCACAAAGAGTCACTAAAACAATGTTTTATGACTATTTTTGATAAAAGTGAAATGAAATATTTTAACAGAATTAGGGACTTATCCCTATCGTACGTAGCCTTAGATAGGAATAAATCTGTTAAAGCATTTATATTAGTAAATAAATCAAATAAATATGCAGATTATGAAATTGCATATTTAGGTGTTAGTCATAGATATAGAGGAAAGGGTTATTCTAAAGTTCTTATGAAGATTGTACTAAGTAATTTAGAAAATAATAGTATTTGGCTGAACACCTTTAGTGACAATGTGCAAGCATGCAGACTATATGAAAATTTGGGATTTTATCCTATTCATAAAACTTGCAAAAATGAAATTATTTATTTTCACGATAAGGGTGAAACCTCATCGCCTATATAATTATCCTCATTCTCATGTAATAATTTAATAAATGTTAATGGCCCTTCACGTCCAACTCTATAGGCACGCCCTAAAATTTGCTTCTCCTCCTCGTGTGTCATTGCGTGAAGAAGAATCACATGGGTTGCTGCGGTAATATTTAGACCGGCTCCAGCAAATTGCGAATTTAGTAAGAGGCACTGAATTTGCCCAGACTGAAATTTATCAAGTGTTGATTTGATAACATTTCTATTACCCTTTAGATGCTTTACATTTACTCCTAAATTATCTAAAGATGACTCTAATGCAGTAAAGGGGTTATCATAACGACTAAATATTAGAAATTTCCCTTTAGGATTATTCTTTAAGATATTTAATAGTGCATCATTCTTCTTTAGAAGCCCATCTGATTCATTACTTACAATTGTGTTTCCACTTATATCGCCATTAAGTAATTTAATACACTTTGATGGAACAAGCCCCTTTCTGCAAAGGGGGCATTCAGACTTCATATTTAGAGTTAGAATTAGGCACTTGGCACAGAAGGACTGTGAACAGCATGGAGTAATTAAATAACTTTCTGGTTCTTCAAAACAAATTGGGCAGAATGAATCTTTTATTCCCTGGATACGTTCTTCTATATTTTTAATTGATGTTTTAACAGTATTTATTTTAGTCTTAAGGGATGCCAGTGCAACATCCTTTGCCGCTGCAGAAGAATATTCTCTATCTTCCTTATATTTATAATCCTTTTCAAGTTGAAAAAGTTCCTTATGTAAATTTAAAGTAACCGCCTCAATAAGTTCTTTTTGTGTCTGACCTTTTACTCCTAGTTGAGAGAGTGCCCCTTCTGTGTCGCCTGCATGAAGCATTTGCTGAATTGCAGGAGATATGGTTTTACCAATGATTGAATGTGATATAGGCATACGACATAATATATTCTGTCTATATAAGGGTGGTAATGAAATAGATTTCTTAATATACTCCTCAGAACATTTTACAATAACCTTTGCACGCAAAGGGTGGTTATAGGTAATAACATTTTTAAAGGCTGAAAATGATCTAATACGGAACATTTCCATATAATAATATGCATTTAAATTTCTAGCAGATTTAAAGTGTATTTTTAAATGTGGCTCTGTTTGAGGATCACGAATTATATTTTCCACAAGAGTTTTATCTAAATATAAATTGCAATTTAAATAAATTAAATTCATCCAAGATGCGCTAATAAACCATGTAAACCGTGTTTTAAAGGATTCTTTAATATCAATTCCTGGTAAATAAATTGTGTCTGCTTCATCTATAAATAATCGTTTCCATCTTATATCTTGGCTCACCGTTTTTACAATAAATGGCTTTAAAAGTGTATTACTAATTAATACAACTTCTGAAGAATAAATATTTGCATTAAAATCATCAGAATTTATCTGAGATAATTTCGCCACACAGAAATTTGTTAGAGTTGTTTGGGTCTTAATATAGTCAGACCACTGGCAAAAAAGGGTGTGGGGTACAATTAAGATGCAACCAGCCTCAGAAAGGTCTGTAAATTTCCGCTTCTTAAGACTAAAAAAATTCGATGAAGATAATCGATGTATAGTATTATATGTTGTTAGTGGTGGAATTAAATTCATGCGTGATATGTGCCCTAAGACCATAAGACTCTTTCCTACACCTACTGAATCACCTAAAATAGCATAATTAGAAAATATCTGCTCATTCTCATGTTTAATATCTCCATATATTAGGTCACGTTCAATTGATTCCATTTTTGCAATAACCCCCTTTTGATGATTATGAAGAGGTAATTTAAAAACATTAGGGATATTTACAAGAGGTGCATCTTCATTTAGTCGATTATTATAAACAAGATTAATATTATCAATGTATTGTTTAATACTTGATGCCATATTAGGTGCAACTAACAGTTTCTAAGTTGGGTTGTTTAGACCACTTTACTAAATTCAGTTCAGTTTAATTCACTATAAAATTTCCTTAGTGCAGCCTCTTTAATAAAATTATTTAGTTTTAGTTGTGTTTTCTTTACAAAAGGATTATTAGGCTGTTCACGCATCGCCTTCTTATTAAAAGTATTCTGGTCATGTGACATTACTAACATAACCTTCATCGGGTCCAACTGAATCATTGGATTTCTATAGGATTCTAGAAAGGATTTCTCCTCTGCATGAGTAACTGTTTCATCATATGTGTTTCTTAGAGCATAGGACCGTTTCCAAGCCATAGTACCATTTGTGGCGTGATTCTTATTATATGGGCCTAGACAGTAAATAGTTTTAATGTCGGTATAATACATGTAAATTTCTGATGAACCTGCGAGTTCATAACTAGGATTCTGTTTAAATTTAGTAACTACATGGCTAACTCGCATGGGAGGATAATAATCATCATCATCAAAGGCAATAATAATTGCACCAATGGCCTCTTTATTTAGTCGATTCCGTTTTGCGCCAATATTTACCTTTTCAGCTACGTAAATATATTTGAAATTTGGGAAAACGCTTTTAACATTGGTAAAAAGGTGTTCATTCGACTCAGAGCCATCATCATAAACAATCCATTCCATACGATCTCTAGGATAGTCTTGATGTAAGACGCACTCTATAAGAGTTGGAATGAATGTGGCACGATTATAGGTAGGTGTAATTAGTGAGACAAAGGGGGTATTTATATCTTTTTGAGAAGGCTTCATTAAAAAGATATAGATATAGATGTTTAGACCTTATTTGAATTTAAAATATAGTGTTAGCCCCATAAGTCCTGATACTATTACGCACATTGTTCTTAGAACATTTCTTCCAATAGGAAGGTCTTCTGGGGTAGGAGCAATATAAGTAAATAAATTTATACCAGGATAACTTATCCAAGCGGATGAGGTTGCATCTTTTTTAAAGAGGGGGATTAAGGGTGCACGCCACATAGGTGGATTTATAACACCATAGATTATTGGAAGAGGAAATAATAGTGCTCCAAATATTGCATAAAATATAAAGTACAAATTATTTTTATCAATTTGTATATCAGAAGTAATAGACCAATGGGTTGCTACAATACATCCAAACATCATACCTAAAATAGTTGTTATTGCAACAATATTTGTTTTAATTTCACTCCATGTATCAGAAAGAATAGAATTTACACTTACAGTTTTTTTAGCCGTTAGTGGCTCTAAGTATTTAACTCTTCTAGTATCTAGATCTGCAAGTTGATTATTTATATCATTCAGGGCTGTAGGAAAAGTTGTTGCAGTATAATTTGCTATACCAGTTATATCAGTTGTGATTTTATCATTTAATTTTGTATAATCAGCAATAAGAGTTGTAAGTGCAGAATCTTTCGGATTTATTTTATTTAATTCAGAAAGACTTGCGCCAATATTTGTCTGTATTGCTTTTAAAACAGGGGGACCAAAGGTCGATACGTCCATTCTACCGTTGTATACTTATTTTTAGATAAAACAATTGTCGGCAAATAGTACCAAGGTTATAGAACATACTTTGGTGCTCCTGACCCGGAAGCAACTATGAAAAAGTTTAAACTCTCAACATAAACTCCAAGATTATAGGTATATGTTGTTCCTTGCGGAAGCGGAAAAAAATCAATTTCGGCCTGTAAGTTGCGAATACGACTTGCATTTAAAGAGCCTGAAGGCTGTGTCTTAGAACTTGTAACCGCCCAGGTATAAAAAGGTAGCTCAGCATTTGTAAATCCTGAAGTGTATCTGAAGGGGTTGATTTTCTTGAAAAAATCTACAGGTTTTGCTTCCTGAATTTCATTTCCATCACATAAGATGCGAAGTTGACGAATAATATCCTTCTGAGAGTTTGCAATAAGCAGTCCACTGCTAAAGCCATTTTGTAAATAGGGCGTTATATTTTGTGTTACACTAAATGGAACAAATGGATAGGTAAACCAGTTTGTAAAGTTTGAATAATCATTTCGTGCAAGCCAATCAGATCGCTTTGTAACAAAGATAAGACGTGTAATAGGGTTATGTATATCTAAATCAAAGGTACTACGTTGTATAATACCTTCATATGGTATAATCGATATTTGAGGAAATAAATAGGTAAGCGGATTACTTGCAAATACTTTTCGCTCGTCATCTGTTAAATATACAAATGTACATTGTAGGCGTGGATTTAAGAACCATGTATTAAGTGTAGGAAGATTATATCCAATATCAGTTAAAAAGTTCTTTATCTGATTATCTGCAGAAGTTGCATTTCCATATTGTGGTATATTATTACTAATATTTGCCTGTGATGAAAGCATTGTATAATCGGGTGCAACACGATATCCTGATATATCATTCACAGTATAAAGATGGTTAATTGGGTTTAGTGTGATTTGTACCTCACAGTCCTGATATTGTAGTGCAGTGAGTGGAAGGGCTTGAAAAGTTGCATCAGTGAACCAAAAGTTCAAGGGAACATGAATTTCTTGTCCAATAATTGAAGGGCGATTTAGTTGTGCCACGCCCTGCGAGGCTCTTACTGGATCTTCAACTACATTTGGATACCCACTATTCGATCTTCCACCTGAATATGAACCCTGTGCAGGATTTATAAGTTCATTTACATCACCTACAAGAATCTTCCATTTCTCAAATTTGTCTGTATCATATTCAAGAAGTGCCTTTGAAAGTAGGTAAGTACCATCATATTCTTGAATGCGTTGGCCTCCTACATAAAATCCAACACGATTTATAATTGCAGCACCCAAATAACGTACCCATTTGAATTCTTTTTGGTATATAGTGCTTGTATATTTACTGTATATGTCAGGAATTTGAAAGGTAAAATATACATCTGATAGTAAATCGCCAATACGCTGTATTTTAGCCCTTAGTTGAATTGTTTGATCATATTGAAGTTCATTTGGTCCATCAAGAGCAATACTTACATTTTCCATCGAGAAATGACTATATCTTTTAAATAATTTATAGTAGTAGGTCATCTGCGGATTTCCACTTAGTAACACATTTTGAGATCCATATGCAACTAATATTAGTAATCCTCCACCCGTCATTAGAGCCTCCTATAACTAACTTAAAGGCGGTTTTAAGCGTTTAATTTAGTGCATTCTGATTTGACCACCAAGTGTCTGAAAGGTAGGGAGGAAGTTGCTGTGACGCCTTTCTTAGATTTGAAGAAGGACCTTCACTTAATAGACGCTCAATCTCAAAGGTCGATAATGAATACCGGGCATACTTTAAAGAGGCGAACTTGCCTTGGAAGGCCCCACTTATATTCATTGTTGCACCTTGAGGAAGTGCTGAAATTCTAGGGCTTGAATAATTATTAAAATGCGCCTTTGAAAAAAATTGGATATCCTGGAAGTTTTGATAGGGAACTGTATTCTTAAACATCATTCTATTTGCAAGATTTCCATTTACATAAACATCGAGCCCTCCACTATAACAATTTAGAACAACGTGAAACCATTTTTGTACCGGGATATTTTTAATGTCAATAAAGCTATATGGATTTGCATGAGTGTTCATAAAAATACGCATTGTATTTGAGTTACCACGGATAAAGACACCAGGGCCCATAAGAGGCCAGGGGCTTGCAAAGCCCTTGTGAAATACATGTTTTAATACATCTTCCCCCGTAAATGTTGAAGGGTTTACATTTATAAAAAAAGAGTATGCAAATTCAATACCACTACGTTCATTTACAGAGCGCATAATGGTAATTGCATCTTTATACTTTGTAGGATCCTGATGAATTGGTGGAATATTATCTTCTGCATTTACTGTTGCATTTAAGAGGGTTTGAATACGTAACCGTTTATCCGTTGCCATATTATATATAAGTTCGCCTCCAAATAGTGCTATTATAACAATTGCAATAAGTATTATACTTGTAAATATTTCAGAGCCTCTTGAATTAGAAGGCTGTGTATATGATGGATATTTGAAGTTTGTGTAAGACATTATTTACTCTAATGTATATGTATATTAGCGTAAAAATGTTACCGGGAATTTGTGGTCTCAAAATTATTTTCCACCAGTAAATAGTGAAGCTATAAGTGTTCCAACACCAGCAGATGTGCCGGTTGGACCAGCCTGATATATATGATATATGTCAGCGGGAGATAAAGGAGTATTATAAATACTTACTCCATTTATATAACCATCAAATCCTCCACGCTCAGTAATTTTGAGTTTTACTCCTGTAGGGTCTACCTTATAGTAAGAGGGTGTTAAACATGAGCGCGCTAATTTTCCATCCATATATACATCAATTGTGCGACCACTTAGACACACTGTTATATTTACCCAGCGTTGCATATCAATTACTGGAATATCACAAATCTGTGTAGGGTTGAGTAGCGAATCATCCATGGCAAGAGGTTTAAACATGGCATCTAAATCACGTGCTCTTAATGACCCATCTTGTCTTGTTGCATCAGATGAGCCTGGTGTTGCATTCTGGAAACCTTGTATATTAGTAATATGTCCATCTGCATCACGTATATTACCAAGTTCTTTATCATATTGATTTATTAGAGCATTTTCATCAAATTGGTTAGAACGTCCATAGATTGATATTAAATGCCCTGAATCATTAAGTATACTGCCTGTACGCTCATATGAATTTGTTGCCGGATTATATGAAGGTGCAATTATTTTTCCATTTGAATCAAGTCTATTTCCCATTGCATCATAATAATCTAAATTGCCATCTGCATCATAAAAACTGGTTGTTGCACCTGGAGGAAGACTAGAAGGAACTGTTCCTCCAAGTGGCCCATATTCATTTTCAGAATAATATGGGTATCTAAATCTACTCGTATTACCTCTAGCTCTTGATGGAGTTCTACTAGAGCCTGAAGAACCGGTAGCACCAGTAGATCCTGATGAAGAACCAGTAAGGCCAGTAGGACCCATTGATGAAGGTGGTATAGACGGCGTTGTTGTTGATGGTCCTGAAGGAGTTGTAGTACTTGAACTGACAACAACACTCTCGCTGTCCCGGGAATGAGTGCGAACCATAAGCGTGTTCTTAAATGCACCAAGAGCAATAAGTAGGGTCGAAAAGTTGCTACCTCCAATTTCAAGTACGTGTTTTCGTGTATTACGATTAATATTATAACTATTTATATAAACCCATACTGATACAGCATAATCACCTCCCTCATATAATCCACTAATACTCGGAAGATTTGTATTAGCGATATTAGCGGGAACCTGCGCCTTTATAATTTGGACACCTGTTGTTAATGAAGACCCATTTATAAAATTATATATAAAATATAGGATTGTTAAACTCACAAGTACAATTACAATTGTAATTAATATTGTAAAAATTGATGTTGGTGGTTTTTTAACTAAATCCATTTCCTATTTAATAGGAATAAGATTTATTAGTCTAAATGTATTGTGTCTGTACATTAAATGCGGGGGAAATATTTCTAGTAGATGTACTAGGCGCATCTGCTAAATTAGAAATACTATCTGCAAAGTGAGCAATTGTTGGGGCGGCCTGGCCAACACGAGGTAGATACAGACAAGATCCATCCAAGCATAAACTCTTAAGAATTCCAGGCGCAGCATTTGTATTTATTTGATTTAGCTGAGAGCTAAGTGAAATGGAAAACTGATTCGGAGAACCACGTGTATCACTTGTCTGCGAATAAATTGATGCAACTTCTCCAATTGTTGTAGTATGTCCATTCATTGATAATAGCCCAATTGACCCAGATAGAGTTAGATCTCCAGCTTGAACAACTGTTCCACTTGGATTTAGTGTTGATATCATGTTTAACATTGTTGTAGATGATACAAGTGAGTCATTATAATATACATCTATGCGTCGACCAGCCTTTGAAATTGTAAGAAATACCCATTTTTGTAAGGGGATTGGAGGTAACGGTATTGTTTCCACAAAGGCCTCCTCTGCAGTCTGCGTATTAACCGCAAGTTGTACAGAAACTGTATTTTGCCGACTCGCATCTGGAAAGGGTAGTACCTCTAAATTATAGACCCCATATAGTGAAACTAATTTCTTATAGCCATTATGATCACAATTTGTACAGTCTGTAAGACGATTACACTTACATGGATCATATAGACCTGATGAACATGATGGCTGATTTGAACGAATTCCACAATCTGATGCACTGCCTGTTTGTGTAAGCGAATCTAGATATATATATGTCTGGAAGGTGCCTGATCCCTCTTTTAAGAAATATTGTGAAGCAATTATTGTTGTAAATGAACTTGCTTGTATGACAGATTGTTGCTTATTTAGGGGAAAAGGGCCGATAACAGTTACATCTGGTAGAGTTATATTTGCCCCATTAAATGAAAAATACACAAATATACAGATAATAATAAATATTATTAGGCCTCCTATAAGATACATTTTATTCATAGGTGCAGTGGGATATGTATTCATCCGTTCCTACCGGTAAGTGTGTAATTTAATAGAGCCTATTTATGAATTAGTGTTATTATAGGGATGCAAATAAAGAACTATTAAAGGGCTTTTGTGCATTTAACCGAACAACCTGTGATGTTAATACTGCATTTAAATATTGTATATTTCCAACATGGACTGACTGATTTGCCAGTGGAGGGGGGCCGAAAAAATAATTTGAACTCGGTGATGTAATAATTTCACCATTAAAGGCCATCATATGCTGTAGATTACCATTTAGATAGACCTCTAAGAAATTATCAGATACAACTAAAGTCACTCGGAACGGAACTCGGAGTGGTACATTTTTAATTGGGTCTGATGTCAAATAAGTTGAATCTGTCTTTAAAACTGAAACATATAGATCATTTGTAAGGGGGTCAATATATACTACTATATTTGAGTTACTAAAGAGTGTTGGTAGTGTACCAACAGTATCATTGCTTGTAAGACTTACAGGATAAGGAGACCGGTATAAAAGAACACGGGGTACACCCGTTGTTACAAAATCGCCTATTATAAATGTATCAAAGGAGAGTGTAAATTGTGTTGATGTTACTCCCACAAAGTTACAACTTAAATCTGATGAAATCGGAACTTTAGTAAATGCACTCTGTATAGTAACTGGCACAGGAACTTGTATAAGCCCAGCATCTCCAGGAGTAAATGAAAAAATTGGAACTCCCATAAAATGCAAGGTTATACAAACTAGACAAATAAGAAGGGCTACAACAGATAAGAAGAATCCATATTTTAATATATTGCTAAATAATGTAGGTTGAACCTGCTGTACATACATATCTATCGATTAGACTTATTTAATTTCTAGCTTTTATTTGTTGACATCCAAATTATAAGTCCAACTGCAAAAACAGCGCTACCGCCTATAAAACCTCCCTTAATCGCCGATCGTAGATCAACTTCATCTAGAGCATTTTGGTCAATAACCGGATTTTTACCAATTGCACCAATACGTTTATAATAATGTAAAACCATTGCTTCAACCATTCGTGGCTTTCCCAATTGTTCATTTACATTATTATGTAGATTGACGGTCCACTTGAATAAATCGTCACGCCGATCCAAATGCGGGGATATCGGAAATTTAATTAAATATGTTGTATAATGCTCACGACATACTGGACACGGAATTAATAGGGCAAGTGATTCGTAGAATTCTTTGGCGGCTCTTTTTACAGCATAGCTTGGTGATCTAGGATATCCAATTGCAGTAATATGAATTGTATGCCAAAAAATAGGACCCCATACAGATGGTGGGAGCTTCATTAATAAATACTGCTATTAAACTTACATAGTCTCTTACGCATCTAGGGTTAAACGTGCAAAACCATGCATATTAAGAAATGCAGCCAATACAACAAATATGTACAAACTGTGGAGAACATGGGCATACAACAAAACAGTGCTTGCAACCTATTACAAGTTATGGTGTAATTCTATTTCGTATTAAGGGTGGTTGGAATCAAGTAGAGCGCTTACTCGATTCTGAAACAACACTTAATGGATTAGAAAGTGCTCAATCAAATATTGAGTATCTTCTCATTCAGCGAAAGGATAGTCTAGGATTTATTGATATTATTCGGGCGAAATACAATGTAAATGACATTCCCTATATTTCACAGCAAATACGTGGTATGACCCGGAATGAACAGGAAAAGTTACTAAACGAGTCTTTTGATACTATCTGGGAACAAATGTGGGGTCCATGTGTTCAAGGTTCCAATCTCTATAGGCATGAAAAGGAACAGTCTCGTCAAAAATTAGATTTACTCCGTAATGGCTCGCCGAGCCTATCTGAAATTGTGAAAACTGTAAATCATAGTTGGGAGACACCCGAATGGGGATTTCCTAAGGGACGGCGTGACCCGCATGAAACTGGCTATTTTTGTGCACTTCGTGAGTTATGGGAGGAAACGGGAATTTCGGAACGGGAAATTATTCCAATTAAGAATTTGGAGTCAATTAGCGAAGTGTTTTTTGGAAGTAATCATATTCAATATTGTCACAAATATTACGTAATGTATATGCCATGTGAAAAGACTATTGCACTAGACAAATCTAATAAAATAATGAATCGTGAAATTGGAGATATTCGCTGGTGTTCTTTGGAAGAAGGGTCCGCATTAATTCGTCCCGATAATATTGAGAAACGGGAGATTCTTCTTCGTGTTGCTCGACTTTTAAGAAATTACTGCCCTCTTCAAAATGGGGTTGTTATGGATCAACGGCACGCTCTTATTACTTGAGGCTATTTACTCTCCAATATAATAAAGTAAATAAATAGGAATGGCTGAAGATTATACGAAATATAATAGTGTACAGTTGCTAAAACGCTGGGAGCAAGAAGATAATATGGAGAAACGTGATGCCTTATATAAGGTAATGGAATCACAGAAACTCTTTCCACAGGAAGATATGGATAAATGGGAAGAAGATGCAAGTTTGTATCCTGCGACAGATGACCCAAAATTTATTGAGAAGTTACTATCCAGACAGGAGTTTGCAGAGAATTTACAGGAGTCTATTGGGGAGCAACAGGCTCGTGGAGTAAATCCATGTGATTCACAAGAAGAGTTCGAATTAACCCCTGTTCAACGATTTATCAGTCGCTTCCTATCTCCACAATCCCCCTATGTTTCGGCCCTTCTTTATCACGGTGTTGGAGTCGGTAAAACCTGTGCAGCTATTACAACGGCCGAAGAATATTTACGCTCTTACCCCAGCGAATCTGTTTTTATTATTGCACCTAGAAATATTCAACCCGGCTTTCGTAGAACGATATATGATGATGAGTCACTCACTATTGGCGTTGATTCTGCCCCGAATGACTTAAAGGGGTGTACTGGAAATCTTTATTTAAAGCGGAATGGGCTCGAATTTGAGCGTGAAAAGAGTATCATTAACCGTCGTATTAATCATTCGATAAATAGTCGTTATACCATTCTTGGTTATATACAGTTTTACAGATACATACAGGCTATTCTTGATACTGTTCCAAAAAGTCTTCCAGATGAACGGCGTGCCCAAGAAGAAATTAAGGCACTTCGCAAAGAGTTTAGCGGGCGTCTTGTTATTATTGATGAGGCCCACAATTTACGTGATACTCCTGGAGAGACAGATAGTGATAATTTAGATGTGGCTGGTGGAGATTCGGAACTAACAGAGGCAAAGGCTGGCAAACGTCTTACTCCATCACTTATACGAGTAATTAAGGCTGCGCAGGGAATGAAGTTAATGCTTTTAACAGGAACACCTATGTACAATAGTTATCGTGAAATTATCTTCCTCCTAAATCTTCTCCTACTCAATGATAAGCGGGCACCTCTTTCAGAAAAAGACATCTTCACTGCAACTGGTAATTTTCGTGTCGCAGATCCTGAAAAAGGATTTGAAGGAGGAGCAAAACGACTCGGTAATATGGCAAGTGCATATGTTAGTTTTATGCGTGGAGAAAATCCGCTAAGTTTTCCTGTTAGACTTGATCCTACAAATGTTACACGAATGACCGAATGGCCAACTGAGAGCCCACAAGGTGAGGCCATTTTTAATGAAGGCGAAAAACAGGCAAAGAATATATTACTTCGTTTGCCCTTTATTCCTGTGCAATATGAACCCGCCGAACTAAAGATTATTCAGTCTATTGCAGATAATGCAGTTGAACGGTCTGGGCTAGGTGTTCGCAGTATTGACGAAATGGTGCAGTCTGGAAATTGGCTATTCCCTAAGGCTGATGCTAATGCTAGTCCTGAATCTCGTATTCGTGACGTAGGATTTGATTCATGTTTTGAGGAATCAAAGGGAACAACCCTTACACAATTTACATCACGTACTCCTCCAGTATGGCTTTCTAAGGCCGAAATTAAATCTGTTTCACCTAAAACTCATTTCATATTAAATCGTGCCCCAAAGGCAAAAGGAGTCCTTTTTATCTACAGTAGATTTATAAAGGCTGGTGCAATTCCTCTTGCGATTGCACTAGAGGCAAATGGATATAGTCCATGGGGGCGTGATAAGCCACTCTTTGGAAATGGAATTGTAGATGGAAAGGGGAGACAGTGTGCACTATGCGAATTAAGAGAAAAGGAGCATGCTGGAAAGGCCCATGCCTTTGTAGCTGCAAAATATGTATTACTAACTGGGCAATTAGCATATTCCCCAAATAATGCCGCAGCAATTCAGGCCTCTCGTTCTATTAAAAATACTGATGGAAGTGAAGTGAAGATTGTTGTAGGATCACAGGTGGCATCTGAAGGTATTGACTTGCGATTTATTCGTGAAATTTACGTGTTTGACAGTTGGTTCCACTTGAATAAAATGGAACAGGTTTTAGGGCGGGGCGTTAGAACCTGCAGTCATGCGCTTCTTCCTGAAACAAAACGGAATTGCACAATTTACTTACTCGTAAATTCGTATGGTAATGAGATTGAAACGGCCGATATGTATATGTATCGTAATGCAATGAACAAGGCAATACAGGTAGGTCATGTAACTCGTGTATTAAAACAATATGCGGTTGATTGCAATTTAAATCGTGGGGCAATCATACACAGCGATTTGAAGCCTCTTGATAAGATTGAAGATTCACAGGGTGAGCCACGAGAAGCTGTATCACTTAATGATACGCCTTTTTCAAGTATATGTGATTGGATGGAATGCCATTATGCATGCGCTACACCAATTGATATTAAGAGACTTCCCAAAATAAGTATGGCTTCTTATGATGAATATGCAATGCGTTGGAGAGAGTCGCAAATTAGACAAATTATTAAGAACTTATTTGAGAGCGAACAGCAACCAATGATACAAATTGACAGTTTAATTGAAACACTTCGTGCTGCAGAAATTCCCGCAATTGCAATTCGCACAATTTTGTCTGAAATTGTGGATCAGCCCTCTTTTAATCTCCGTATTAATGGACAAGATGGTTATATAACATATAGAAATACCTACTATTTATTTCAACCCCTTCGACTTTCTGATAGTCGTATACCGATTGCTTTACGAATTGCGAACACGATTGTTCGCAAGGATGAATATGAGCTAACAAAGCTTATAATAGAACGTCCAGTTGCTCCTAAAAAGGCAGTAATAGAAAAGGCCCCTGTTGTGGAAGAAGAGACTACAGAAAAAGTTGCAGAAGAGGTTGCAGAAGAGCCAAAAGAATTACCTGTTGCAGACACAGCGGTTACATATTGGAACGCATGTGCTATCTGGGCCAATTCAATTAAAAATGGAACTTCAGATTTAGATATTCCACCAGATCTTTTAAGTGTACTATACATGCGCTACAAGAAAGATTTATATAAACACACATACAATTATTTATCAGTATTTTCATGGATGTTTGAAAGTGTTAAATTATCAGAAGACTATGATGATGATACAAGAAATGTATATCTAGGTGCATTAGGACGTGTTCTTTTAGAACTTGTATGGGATGAACATTTAACTACTGAAGAACAAAAGAAAATTCTCAAAGAGCCACGTACAGAAGATATAACAACTGCTGCTGCAGAACAGTTGATTAAGCGTGGAGAAAAAGAAATCTTTAGAAGTGTTTCACTTGCAACTGGAAAGATTGATTACACATGTGATAATGATGAACGCTGTAGTGAAATTCTTATTCGTACATTAGAATCAGATCGTGCTGATCCCTATAATAGTATTCAGGCAAATAATACAACAACAGGCCCTGTATATGGATTTCTAATTCCCAAGATAAAGGATGCACGTATTGTATTTAAGACAAATGATCGTCAAGTAGGCGTTGGAGTTCAGCCAGAAAAGGGGGGTGAATGTGAAATTGTCAGTAGTATCGAAACGCATAAAAAGGGGTTAAGAGCAATACGGGACATGATTACGGGTGGCGCCCTAAAATATCCTCCTTTTCTTCTTAGTGATTCTGTATTAAATGAAAAGGAGATACGAGGAACCTTAGCAAAGAAGGAAAAGCTTGAAGCAGGAGCATCAGTATACAAAAAAGCATATACTGCTGCATTAGAAACTGGAGTTCCAGAAGAAGAAGCTAAGACACTTGGAACAAAGGCAAGAAATGATGCTATTAAACAAAGTCCCGAACGATTTAAGATAGAGACCAAGTTAAGTATTGATAGCAGAAAATTCCAGAATGTTATTAAAGCATGTGCTCTTAAAAATATTATACTCCGTTTAATTGATATACTAGAAAAGGAAAAAGGGCAAAAACGATATTTTTACAGACCAATTTCTGCAATGAAGTCAAATCATCGTTTAAAATAATTTTCACTAAATAGTATGAGTCAGTCTTATGTGGACCAGACACCATTTTCATTTAAAGCATCATATGCAAGTGTACCTTCTGGTTATGTACCATATGACCCTACAAAATCATATGCGGTAGGTACAAAAGTATATTATCGTAGTAGGGGTTATACTATAAATACTGCTATTACTGGAACTACTGTAACTACTGGAACAGTAAATTTAGCAAGCTTTGCAACACCAGATCCAATAATAACAGTAGCAACAGTACCAACACCCACAGTACCTCTTAAAAGATCTATAGCTGGTGTTTCAAATATACAAATGTGGTATGATGCATTAGATCCATTAAATACTGGAAATGATCCAGTATCATTAGTCGGTAAGAGTATACCAATTTGGTATGATAAAACGCAATATAATATAATTAATAGTAGACAAATTTCAAATACATCCCCAATAGTTTTAAATTCTGATACATTTGGCTATAAATTAAATTTTACGGATAATTCGTATGATATTGGAAATGGATTAGGATGGATCTATAATACATTTTTTACAATATTTATAGTTGAAACACCAAATTATACTTGTGTTGGTAATAATTTTCTATATCTATTAGGGCAAGTTGCACCATATACTACAGGAAATAGTATGTTAAGTATATGTTATAGATGTCGAAGTGGATCTACAGGTAATTCTATAATGTTTGGAAATGGTACTGAATTTGCAACATATACAATTGATCCTATATCAACTAGTATTCGTGTATGGGCATTTACATTTACAACTGGAAACTTACTATCAATTTATTTAAATGGTAGCTCTAAAGCTTCTACTACTGCATTAAAATATTTTGATAATCCTATTGTGTATGGAAATATTGGAAGTAGTATTTCTAGTAGTGTTAATTATAATGGAAATATTAGAGAAATTATAGGATATAAGGGGAGTATAAGTACTGGAGACAGACAGACAATTGAAGGATATCTTTCATGGAAGTGGGGGGTAAATAGTAATTTACCATCAGATCATCCATATTTTAATACTAGAGTTAATATGGGAGGTGGATCTAATATATTGGTACCCAAAATAATATACGAGAACAATAATAGTAAGAAAAAATATAAAAAGCCAATACAACCATCTGAACAAACATTTATGTCTGGGGGAGGAGTAATTTTAAACCCTGCATCATATGCCCTAGAACAATAAAATTGATAACTTAAGGATATCTCTAGAACATATAGGAAAGAATGGAGTATGTAGCAGTATTTGAAGAACAACTAGCACTTACATCAGTTGATCTAAAGAAAAATATCGAATCAATCGATGATGTGCTTGAAGCTAAGTTGAAACAGCGTCTAGAGGGTAAGTGTTCTAAACACGGTTTTGTTGTTCCTGATACTGTAAAAATCCTTTCTCGTTCAATGGGCTCCTTAGAGCGTGGACGTTTTACAGGTGACATTCTATTTCATGTTCAGGCTGAAGGGACAGTTATTAACCCTCCTGATGGCCATATTCTGCAAGGTGACATTATTCGTAAAAACAAGATGGGTCTTTATGTAAATTACAAGGATGCAATCCGTGTGATTATTCCCCGTGATGTAAATATTGGTAATGATGAGTTTGAATCTGTTGAGATTGGTGAAGTTGTACGAGTTGAGATTAAGAAGTCTCGCTTTCAGGTCAATGATGAATATATTCTAAGTGTTGGGCTTTTCAAGGGACGTTCATCAAAGGGTTCAAAGGGGCTTCTTGCTACAATTGGTGCAAATACTGAGGAGGAAGAAGAGGAAGAAGAGGAAGAAGAAGTTGAAGAGACTGAGGATGCTGAAGAGGAAGAAGCTAAGGAAATGGGTGCTGAAGAGGATGCTGAGGAGGAAGAAGCTAAAGACGATGAAGAAGATGCAGCAGCTGGCATGCCAGCCCTTGAAAAAGATGAGTAATGCGCTAAATTACTATATACTGAACCTATTATTTTTAATAGATGGCTTTAGTACTTACAAATGAAGAATATGAACTTCGTAGAAAGTTCTTAGAGGATTTAAAAATTCTATCCAAAACGGAACATGAAAATATGTTCAAAATTTTAAAGGAGGATGTAAATGATTTTAGTGAAAACAGCAATGGAATTTTTTTTGATGTATCCAAAATTGGCAACGCCGTCTTTGCAAAGTTACAGGCCTATATGGATTTTTGCATGCAAATAAGAAAGGAACAAGCATCAAGAGATGAGGATGAGCGTAAGGCCCAAGACATGTTACGCTAATAAAATTAATGGTCTAAACCTTCCAGCATTCTTATATATAAGAATGGTGGAGGATTTACATAAAATTTTGCAGTCAAATCCTAAGCGGTTTGCAACTGTTGTACCTATTGAAATGAAGACTATCTGTGACACGCAGGAAAATGAACAGGTCCCTATTACTCTTTCTGGTTGGACACCGACTCCCCTAGAGCCTCCCGGCCCTCTTGCTGCCATTCTTTGGAAGACGAATCCAGAGTTCCGCGCCGGCACAGCACCTGTACGTCGCAGTATTTTGCGAGATGCTATTATTGCTGTGCAAGAGCGAGTGGATAAGGAACTACGTGGGCGCCAGTGGTCAAGAAAGAAGATTCATGAACAGCTCGCAGCACAGCAGACGGCCGATGCAAGTCCTCCACAGGATACACGTGAACTTGACCTTGCCCTTGCGCACCTATATGAGATTCAGATTGTCTTTATTGATGAGGCAAATAAGAAGATCAAGTGGGTTCCAGAAGATCCTAGAACCTGGTCACCATCAATTCCTATATGGGGTCTTTCTGTAGGCAGTCGTGCAATCTATCATGGACCTAACGAATCCTCGGTTGGCTCGAACCTCAGTAAATGGCTCTCAGACCGTGAAAATGCAGGATGGCGTACCCAGTATCCAGTTGCCGAGGGTACACTTGAATCAATGAAGACTGCCCTTGCTGAGTTAAATGCAGGCGTTGGTTCCCGGATTGAAAAGCCCAAAAAGGCGGACTATTCAGTGGCCCTAGGGCGTGTGCAAACAATTTCTCACCTACTAAAGCACTTTTCTGGTACTATGGATGACACCTTGGAGCCAATGCTTAACTAAATGGCTACAGTAAAATTTAACTGTCCACCCAAAGGTAAAAGTATATATGTGAATAGATTATCCATGGAACTTCTCTCTGCAGAAGTGGCCGCCATGGAAAAGCAGGTTTCAGAATGGATTGAACACCCAGAATATGAATTGGAAACAACCTTTGGTTCAACAGGTCAAGTAGATGCCACGACTTTCTTAAATGTTGCAAAACGTCTAAGGGCAAAGGGCTATACAAGTCTTCCGCAAATGGATCGCATGACCATTATGACAAAGGACCATGTTCGTTTTACGCTATCATCAATCGGCATTATTCAGCAATATTGTCGTGATGATACCCTTTCTGGAAAGGACTATGAGGCAATGATTAAGGATCGTGCAACTGCAACATCTACTGTCGACATTAGTGAATATAATTTTCGTATCAAAACCCGTCGTGAGATTGATATGGCAAAGGATGATGCTGAAGTGAAGCGTCTTTTAGAGCAATGGGCAGTTATACCAAAGGCCTTTCGTATTCTTCGTCGCTGGACCTTTAAGGTGGAAGGGCTCCGCATTGATATGTCGATTATTCGCAGTACATCAAAGGACTCAAAGGGGAATTACAAGTGGCAAAAGAAGTTTCGTGACCAGGATGTTATGAAGTCTGCGCCCATTTACGAGATTGAAGTCGAACTAGAGCACATGGAAGGTGATACAAAAGTTTCAGCGGTTAAACGGCTTATTAAGGGTGTTGGCGAAGTACTACGTGGAATTCAGAAGTCGACGACTCTTATTCGCAAGTCAACAAAGACGGCTGTTCTTGCAGCCTATAAGGCACTTACAGGAACAGACCGTTTTCGTGGACCATCTATGCGCACACTACAAAAGAAGAATTTCCTAAAGGACCGTGTTGATGGAGAGGCAAATATTCGTGACGGCTATAATGTAACCGATAAGGCGGATGGTTTGCGGTGCATCGGCTTCTGTAATGACAAAGGCGAACTATATCTTATTGACATGAATATGATTAATGTGTATCGCACTGGCCTCAAGAATATTGAATGCCGTCTATCTCTTGTAGATGGCGAATGGGTGACTCTTACAAAGGATAAGGAGCCTATTCAGCAGTTCTTACTCTTCGATATCTTCTATATGACTGATCGTAAGGATGTATCTAGTTTACCCTTTGAATCTCCTATTGAAAAGGAGTTAGAAGGACGTCACGGAAATCTTAAAAAGTGGGTTGAAACCTGGAATAAGGGAGAGGGTCCTATGATGGTAGATAAGACTCTTACACCAAAGACACGCCTACAGGTTTCCATGAAAGAGTTTAAGTTCGCCAAGAAGGGCGATGATAGTATCTTCCGTGCAACTAAGCGGGTACTTGATAATAGTCGTGTATACTATACAGACGGTCTTATCTTTACTCCAAATAAACTCGGTCTTCCTGGACCAGGTGAAACCTTCTATGAGCAGTTTAAGTGGAAGCCTCCTGTTGACAATACCATCGACTTCCTAGTAAAGTTTGAGAAGGTAGAAGGCACTGATCGTGACCTTATTAGTGTTGGAATTAATCCTGACACAAATGTTGAAGTAATGTATAAGACACTTCGCCTATTTGTGGGTTCAAGCAATGAAAATTCACGAAACATTATTCTGAATAATCTTGAACTTCCCAAGAAGAACCGGCTAATCCGTGGTGCGGATGGAATTAAGGGTGAATACAAGCCGACATTATTCAGTCCCAAAGAAATCCCTGATACCCAGGCAAGTATTTGCCGTCTTATTGTTGAAACTGACCCTGATAGCGGTGAAACTTTCGTAAAGACTGAGGATGATGAGCCCATCCTAGATAAGACTATTATTGAAATGTCATATAATCCTAAGGCATCGCCAGGATGGCGCTGGATTCCTGAGCGGATTCGTATGGATAAGACGGAGCGTCTTCAGAGTGGTACAATTGCACGTACACTAAATAGTGATAAGGTCGCAGAAGATGTCTGGAACAGTATTTATGACCCTATTACGACACATATGGTTATTACTGGAGATGAAGAGCCTTCTGTGGAAGAGCAGAATGAATTACTAAAGTCACAGCCAGGTCTTGGTAAGAAGTATTACAATCGTGCCTCGGCTCCAGAGCAGGATCTAATGCTAACACGCTCAATGCGTGACTTCCACAATAAATATATTAAGGAACGTATTCTATATCGTGTAGGCCTTGGAGGCACTGGAAAGACACTTATTGATACTGCGTGTGGTGTTGGTGCTGACCTACAGATTTGGCGTCGATCCAAGGTATCCTTTGTTCTTGGCATTGACTATTCAGATGAAAACATTCGTGGTGACAAAGACAGTATTTACCGTCGTTATCTTGAATCAATGGTTAGTGCGGGAGGACGTGAAGGATTCCCCCAGATGGTATTCGCAATTGGCAATTCAACAAAGAATTACGTGAATGGTGATGCAGGAACAACTGATGAAGAGAAGAATATTCTTAGAAGTGTGTTAGGTAGAACTAAGCCGTCTGGAACTGTTCCACCCTATGTAGAGTCAGGGCTTGCATCGCGTCTAAAGTTAGGTGCAGACTGTATGTCATGTATGTTTGCACTCCACTACTTCTTTGAAAGTGCACAAACCTTTCGTGGATATATTAAAAATCTTTCTGATAATCTCAAGGTTGGTGGCTACTATATTGGGTGTTGCTTTGACGGTGACAAAGTATTTCAACTTCTACGTGATGTTGCAAAAGGGTCTAATAAGGTCGGTTCTGAAGGTTCAGCAACAATCTGGACAATCACAAAAGAGTATGATGAAGATGATATGCCAGAAGGTGAGGCTTCACTTGGACTCCCTATTGATGTGAATTTTACAACAATCGGCACTATTCAGCGTGAATATTTAGTATCCTTTAATTTCTTTAAGGATTCGATGAAGGCGATTGGGTGTGAGTTACTAAGTGAGGAAGACCTGAAGGCAGTTGGACTAAAGACAAGTAGTGCACAGTTTGAAACAAGTTGGTTAGCGGCCAAGGCTGGCGGCACCGATTATGTTATGCCAGATGCCGTGAAAGAGTTCTCTTTCCTCAATCGCTGGTTTATCTTCAAGCGTACAAAACTTGCCGATACTGATGATTCAGTCACGGGGGTTAAATCACTAAAGGCTGTAGCAAATGAACGTGTTAGACCTGATGGTGAAGATGAGGAAGAAGAAACAGAAGAGGCACTACCCGAAAAGAAAGTGGCAAAAGAATCTGGTGAAAAGAAAACATATTCTTCAGGCGAACTCTTCCAGTTCTATTCTGATGCTCCTGAGCGTGATGTCCTTGGTATTAATGATACCAAGGCTGCCCAGTGGCTTTCACCATCTGCTGCCTTTCCTATTGAAGATCCCTCAGATGAAGATACAATTTATTCAACACTTGATCACTATCTTGCAGGAATGCGCTATAAGGTTGCATCTAATAAACCAGAGTTGGCTGGAACGGTCTTTGGAAAAGATGGTACAATTCACCAGCAGTTTCTTCGCAAGCGTGTAGAAGAGACTGAAGGAGGGACTAAGCCTCTTTCATCAGAACGGGAGAAAGAATTAAATAAGTTGGAAATAACTGCAGTACGTGAAGCCATTCGCCCATCAGCCTTTAAGAAGTACAAGGCTGTCTTTGATGATGCAAAGTGGGCCTCAAATAAGGATGAAATCCTACGTGAAGGTCTAAGACAGCGCTGGGAAACCGATGCACGGTTTAGAAAGATTGTTGAGGCTGCTCGTGATAAGGGTAAGAGTCTTCTATATTATTCACCAGGCGCTAATTCAAGTAATATGGGTGGCGTAAGAAAGAATAGTGGATTAATTGAAGGTGAAAACAAGATTGGGGCCATTATTATGGAACTTGCGGGGTTCTAAGCCTGTTTCACTAATAAATATTAGAATGCGCCCTGCTCTAGGAAATTTTCTTAGGTCGCCAACTATTTTTACTCCTTTATCACGGTCTATAGTAAGACCTGATAAAGTAGCACATGTTCAAACAGATGGCTCATTTAAAACAAACATTTCACGAACTGCAGTAATATTATTTACTCATAGTGGCGTAAAACATTCAATAATGAATACATATTTAACACATTCTAATTCAACAGAATCTGAATGGTGTTCCATATTAAATGGAATTTTGTATGCTCAGATGAAAAATGAAGAATCTATCGAATTAGAAAATGACTGCCTTCCTGTTGTCAAGCATCTTTTAATGAAAAAGCCACCAATAAAATCATATTTATCGGATTATTATGATATGATTTTTAAAGAAGTTAAGCAAATGCAATATATGAGTATTCGCTGGATTCCTAGAGAGTTTAATAGAGCCGATAGATTATTTCGCATATAGTATATGGAAAAGACATTAATACATGTATATAGACCCGGTTCCTTTGGATTTGCGGATTTTTTAAGATCAATATATTATTTTAGCGATATAGCAAAATTACATAATTATACATATAAAATAGCCTTTAATCATCCAATAGGTGAGTTTTTTAAGAATGATACTAATCCATATATAGTAACATCATCTTCATATGAAGAATGTATGGATCAAATAAAGGCTAATAATATTCAGATCATACTTGAAACGAATTATATTAGTTTTCCATATAAAACACCTAAGCATTGTATACAAACATTTGTAAAACCAAAACAAACTCTCTTGGATTGTGTCGATAATAAGATAGATTCAATGGGGCTAAAAAAGAAAAAATATATTGTATTGCATATACGATATGGAGATAATGATAACAGTATTTGTGAAAATTTTATTAAAAGAATTAAAAGTATTTTAGGTATTGTTCGTAATCAAAAAATGCCAATACTAATACTTTGTTCTAGTAGTTTAATTTTGTCTGTTTTGAATAAACTACCAGCATTAATTACAACAGATTATAGCCCATGCCATACATCAAGTATAAATCTAGATGGACTCAAACATACTCTTATTGAATTTTATATGATGGAACATGCAAAAAAAATATATTCGATTAGCGGAGGGACCTTTGGCACTGGTAAATCTGGATTTTCCTTTTGGGCATCAACTATATTTGAGGTTCCATTTACGCATTTTGATTAAGAACTCCAAGGAATACTGAAAATACAGAGTGGTCTCGGGCGTATACCCTCTTCTTCATCACCATCATAAGTGCCCCACCCATATACAGCACGTCCAGTACGCTCTAATTCTTTTAGTGCGCTTGTATGTTCGTAAGGATATACTTCACCATAAAGGGCCGGATTAAATGATTTAAATGTCTTAATCCACACTCTTAAAGCATTTTCAGCTTCCTGAAGAGTCCTGTAAAGCACACGGGGAGTTTCATCAGGATCTGCAATAATAAAATCACGTGTAAAATCGGATAGGCCAAGAACGTAACCTGCAATCATTTCTTCTGGCCTTTAAGATTATTTAATTCATTTTATAACGCTTCCAACCCTCTAGAGTCTAAAGCTTATACACTATATTTATATAAGTATATGGCACAAGACTGGCAAGTTTTATACACAGAGAATTCTCATCCAAGAGATGCTAATATTAGTTTTGATGAACCAACACATACCTATAAGATTAAAGGGAGTTCCAAGGGTGTTATAAGTTGCACAAAGTTTATTCATAATTTTTTTCCAGTGTTTAATGCCGACAATGTTATTAAAAAGATGATGGCATCGCCAAAATGGCCAACTAATAAACTATTTGGGAAGACTGCCCAGGAAATTAAGGACCTATGGGATAAGAATGCAAAGGAGGCATCTAGTGCTGGTACCCAAATGCATTATGCAATTGAGCAGTTCATGAATCGTGATTATGATCATATTGATAATACAGTTAAACAGTCAAAGGAATGGACATACTTTAATAATTTCTGGAAGGATACTAAGGGCGATCTTGTACCTTTTCGCACCGAATGGAATGTGTGGAGTGAAGAATATAAATTGGCCGGTTCAATTGACATGGTTTTTTATAAAAAGTCCACAAATTCCTATGTGATTTATGATTGGAAGCGTTCAAAGGAAATTAAATTTACTAATGATTGGGAAACTGCGCTTGACCCTATTAACCATCTTCCAAGTTGCAATTATTGGCAATATTCTTTGCAACTAAATGTATATCGCTGGTTTCTAGAAACCTATTATGGATTAAATATTTCCAGTATGTGTATTGTTGTGTTTCACCCAGATAATACAAACTATAAATTATATCATCTAAATAGATTAGATGATGAAGTTTATGAAATGCTTGCAAATAGAAAAGATAGACTATAGAATCTTAGCGAAATTATTTGTTGAATATCCATATTGAAAGAATATACCTTTAGATTTAGTATAATCTAAATGTTGGTTCTTTGTTACTGACCCTACCCACCCCTTTGAATAAAATGTATTCATGGAATAAATGTGCACATTGTCTAGCTGGTTCTTATATAAATCATATACATTTGCAACGTATCCAGGGCCACTTTCTCTCCACGTACCCTTTCCGTAATTTTCCCAAAAGTATTTAGGCATATAGACCATAAGTAATTCTATGAATTTATCGTGGCTCTTACAACCAATAATACTGTTCGCAATAATTTTCTTCCGTTTATACATATCAGAATTTTCCAGAGTGTTTTTGGAAAATTTCTTAAAGTGTTCTTCAGATAATTTCTCCCAGGCGAAAAAAGTGTTGTCCCCATTTTTCTCAAGAAATTGCGAAAATTTCTCAGAGTGTAAAAGTACGCAATCTGCATCAATATAAATTCCTCCATAGTAGTAAAGTATTAGAAGGCGTAATATATTACATTTACCAGATAGGCGTTCCGTAGAATTATACACATCTTTGAGCCCTGGAAATTCATCGAATTTTAATTGATCTATAGAATCTTCGTTCCACAATTTATACTCATAGTCATTTGCACTACAAAATTCTTTAATACTTTCCATCCATTCATCAGGTCTTGGATCTTTTCCAATCCAAATTTGATGAACCCTTTTAGGTATACTTCCCATCTAATTCTAGGCACCCATTTTAATAAATAATTTAGTAGATCCCTTTATTATACTCACTAATTTTGCAGGAATATCATTCTCGACTAAAATTGTGGGATTCTCAGTATCTCGCACAAGAAGAGAAATTGGAATTTCATCTCGGAGGACAAAGACAGGATATCCAAGAAGAAGGTCTCGCTGTGCTTGTTTAGAAATTACGCTAATTTGCTCTTTACGTAAATCAATTTGAACAATCGGCATTTTGGTTTTGCGAACAAGAAGACTAATTTCAGCCTCAGTCATTTCTCTAGACTGATCATTTAATCCAATATCGGCCGGCAAAACATTTAAGAGTGATAGAAAAGGTGTAACCGTGGAAGTTGCAGAAGGATATAAATGTAATCTTTCTACAAGAGGATCTTCACCGAGAAAATCCTTTAAGACTATTGGTAAATGTGTGATCGATTTACTAAGAGTGGCGTCAATTGCAGGATTTAATTCTGACATCTCCTCTAAATAAAGAGGTTTTGCACTATTTGTTTCAAACCATTCAAGTCGAAGTAAATTTGCCCATGCAGATGATTTCTCAGGAATTATATATTGGTCATCAATCCTTACAGGGTCATCTAACACTGCTAGCTGTGATACCTTTTGGTCAAATAATTGCTTACGTCTTACACCATATCTTAACAGTTCTTCAATAAGTCTTAGAAGTAAGATATGAGTGGCTGAAACACTTGCATCATTATGTTTCGGAACATGAATTAAACACTTTGATGCAGATTCACCAGTCTTAGTCCATACACATTGTCCATTGCATTCAGATTCAGGGCGTAGCGTACAGTCAACTCTGAGAAGGCTCGCCGATATTTTAGCATCTTCATCTTTTTCAGATAAAACACCTTCAATTATTGGTGAAAGAAGAATTTCCAGGCGCTTCCGCTTTTCAAAGAGCGGTAAATCATTCCTATAAATAGTTTTCTCAATATTTTCTCTTAGTTCTCCTCCACCCGCTTTCACATTTAATTTGTTCGAGAAGGTTAAACGAAGATGTTCATAAATTTCGTTCATTTCTTTGGTGTGCATCTGTATTTCTTCCCCAGGGAGTTCAGGAGGAGTTGTTGATTCGCCCATAATAATATTTCTGTTAATAGACCATTCCATTTCAGCCACATCATCTACAGGGAGTCCCAGGTCCACCTTATCATTAGGAACAATCGGTACAAAAAGGCCATTCTTTAATTGAAAGGCTTCAATCTTCTGCGAGCCCAGGCTCTTTACTTGACTTATTATCGTGTACTGTTCAGCATAACGAGGGTACATATATTTTTTATAAAAGTTTAGAACCTGGTCGGCAGGGGCTGAAGTAAAATCGTCCCAATCTAAAATGAGATTGCCATCAATAAGAGGGGAAAGTCCATCATCTACAACAGGAATTGCTACTAGATTACTAGTTTCCGCTTTGTAAACTAGTGCAGCCATATGATTATAACTATCACGTATTGTTCCATAAAAACTTATTTCCTTTGATGCATCAAGATGCTGTTTTAAAATACTGTTTCCAATACACTTTTTAGAAGATACATGAGAAGCACTTGTGTAATAACCCTTTCCTCCTGTTGTAGATCTGCATTGCTCGGTAAATTCTTTTACACGCTTTTGTATAATTGCTGGCCACTTAGATATATGACTATTGGAAAAGGTTAATAAATATGAACTAAATGTTCTTTGAGCCGGCACACGATTATCTACAAAAAATATTGGCTCCCATACACCAGTATAGTGATGGAAAAGAAATCCAAAATCGGATTTTGCATACATATCGTGATTTATAGGATATTGTGGGCAACGAATCTTAACCTCTCCTGACTTTAGTACATCAAGAATTATGAATATAATTCCAGGGCGGTTTCCTTGCAGTTCTTCCCCAGTTTGTGCGACACGTCCAAGAGCCGTTTTCAGTATATTTGGCTGCATAAATAGATTTGTAAAATGACGTGGTTCCTTTTTAGTAGTATCAGATTCGAGCCAATCCATAAATTTCCCGTATGACATAAAGGCCCTTACAACAAGCTCCTCATTATTTGTTGTTATTTTACGTACACTAAGATTATCTCTTGCCCAATCACGTAATTCATCATTTATTGGAGGCCGTTCTGAGTTAGGATCATACATTTCTAAAAGTAAATTTCCATAATTTAAAGTAACAAATAATTTGGGTAGTATAATCTTGCCCAATGTCTCTTTAAAGGTCTTTGCGGATATTTCTCCAAAAAATGGGGCAACCGCAGATAAGAATGAGTCATTTGCACTACGTGATGTATTCTCTACACCAATGCGTAAAAATCCCATGGCACCCTCCTTTAATTTCTGGGGATTGAATGTTCTGCTTACAAGTTCAATAGAGTCCTGTAGGAAGTATGGGTTCAGTTCTAAAGGAAGTAGGCCAATTTGGGGTTCCGATAATTTTGAGCGAGCAATTGTCTCACCCTTTTTAAGTTTTTTGAATCCCTTCACAATTCCCTCTAAAGGAAATTTCTCTGCACCGACAATATATGCTGTTGGTGCAGAAAGCATAAAGTCTTCATAATTTAGAGCCTTTTTTGCAACAGTAGTTGTTGAACTACTAGTGTCGCCCTCAGCTTGAATAAGACTTAGCACATCTGGTGCATGACTACTTGTATCTGCAGGGAATCCTGGGTCTCCAATACGTACTGGCTGGTCCTCTATAAAACAGCACGGTAAAAAAAATCCATCAGGGTGATTTGTCTTTTTAAGAAACCGAATGTATTCGTGACGTTTATCAACTGTTCCTGGTTTAACATTTCTTTCAATAACTGTCTGATTTGTACCAGGAAATCTGCGATTTTGAATGACTTCGCCTTCACAAAATGGACAGGACCCATCAAACCCCGTCGCCTTATCTTCACCTTTTTTGACTGTTCTAAAAGTTCCATCAGCATTTTTAACAGGCCGTCTTAGAACGGTCCCACGTAAATCCTTTTCACGTACCATAATATTATCACGCGTACAGAAATATTTGCAACATAGATAATAATTGGAAACACGCTCCGAGGTTCCATATTTCATTAATGTATAATACTCTTTCGTACCAGGATTATAGGGCTCCTTTTTTGCATCGTTACTTAAAGGAAAAACATAAAAAGCGATTTCAGGTGGACTTCCATCAGCTTTAGGTTTCAGGTCACTATCATATGCTTTAACCATTGCTTGAAATTGCTCCTCATTTAATACGGCAGGTTGTCTCATAAGATTTGATTGGCACTGTGTAACATAATTCTTAAGTGAAGGATGTGTCTTATGAAAATCAAATAATCCTCTATCGGCATCCTTTAATTTATCGGAAAAATATTTTTCGTAACTTGTTAACTTAGCTTCTTCTTTGGGTTCTGGTAGCTCTTTTTTAGCAGGCTCCAAGGTCTTTGCAACAATGGCAGGCTTTTCCACATCTTTTGCAAGCTTCTCTCTAAATGATTCTGGGCGCTCTTCTTCCTCAGATTCTGATACTGCAGATCCAACTTCTACATCTGCCATATCTGCCTCTTCTTGCAATGTAGGGGCATCTGCATTTGCAAACATTAAATCTTCAAAGGCTTCTGCATCTGGCTCTGCTTCTATTTCTGCTACACTTTTAAAATCATCATTTTCTTCTTCTTTATCCTCTTCCTCCTCTACTATCTCCTTTTCTGATACAAGAATATCACGTGCAGCCGATTTTGCAACAGAAAGGGTCGATAAAGGACAACTAAATAAAATAGATAAAAATGTTACAATTCGTTTTAGTGTTTCCTGTGAATCCAATCTATAAACATGAAATGAATAAAGGGGGTGTTGTGAAAAAATACCAATATCAATCCCAGGATTTGATTGAACTACATAGGGATCGCCTTTTTCTTTAATAAGTGTTGGGCGTATATCATTTACACCCTTTAATTTATCTGCAACATACTTCTGTGCCTCTTCAACACTAATATCAAAATCTTCAGAAACAAGATCAACAATATCACTGTAGTTTGTATCACCAAATAGTAGTTTTTTGCTTAAAACCTGTGTTATAAAACTCTGAATTCTGTCCTCATTAGTAAAATTACTTATTAATTTGTAACGTAACATTAAAAGTGGCGTTTCACCTGGAAGGGCAGGAATTTCCTGAAAGATGGATGAAAAGATTGGTAGTTTTTCTCTTAACACTCTTTGAGTAAGAGGTGCTACAATTTCCTTTAAGTTTAGAGCAAAGATAAAGGTGCCATTTATATGATTAGGCTTCTCATTCAAGTACGGAAATCCATCTAGTGCAGTCTGAATTATTCCAGGTAAGTTATCAAGTTCGCTTCTAGGGTCCAACTTACGTATACTTTTCGGGGGCTCTACTGTTAAATCGGCGGTACCGTCATCAAGAAGACGAAGTGTTACATATAATGGGGAAATACTTCCACTTTGCTTTCTTAAAAGGATTTTAACAAATGCTGAATCACGTTCAGGAGTAATTAGGCGCTCTTGTCCCCATTGTAGAAGAAGGCGAGGATCCTCTATATTCGGCTTATCTTCAATCATATGAATTTTACTTATAGGACTGCTATTAGCAGGAAGAAGGCGCATATAAGGTCTTGTAGAATTTACAGGTGCATTGTAGAATATTGTTTCAATTCCTGGAATTTTTGTTGGTTTTTCATAATGTATACGTAAAAATCTTATACCTGTAAGAGTTAATGGAAATAGTGACTCTTTTTCTAGAATCCCATTTAATTTATTATAAAATTCCCGTTTCTTAACAAACCCCTTTAACCGTTGCTTCTGAATACGAATATCTTCATCACTGGGACTAAATGACTCAACTGATAACTTGGGAAAATATGGGCGTAAATATCCATTCCAATCAAGTTCCCCTATAGGACGTTCACCAGGAATTGCCGACTCAACAACCCTATAGAAAAATACATGAAGAATTGGCGGATTACTTAACCCTTTTAAATGACTCGACTCAAACAACATTCTATCACGCCATTGACTTCTTAAAATAGTCTGTTGACCAGATGGCTCTACAAAGCGTGTGTCTAAGACCTTAGTTTTACGCTTAATAAGATTAATAGGATTTGCAAGTTCTAAGGGAGTACCAGGCTTTAATGTTGTAGACCAATCATAATCTAAGGGAATTAGACGTGTCGGTGAAAATTTTCCGCGTTTAATTTCAGATGCTGTTGCTACAAAGGTATGATCTGGAAGAGCAATTGGATCCTCTTTCATAAGTTCATATATTGCAAGTTTAATATCATTCAAAGTCATAAATGATGTTATATTTTCTAGGACAGCTTCACGTGGATCCTTGTCGATTGTATCATAAACCAATAGAGATATTTTACCAGAAGGAATTAATCCATATAGGGTCGCAAGGTTTTCTGGATTTAGAATTTCTTCTATAAACTCTTTTTGATACTTAGGTGCTTCTTCAGCCATCTATTTGATAGGAGAGGTTAGTACTTTTTATAACAATGCGCAATTTAGGAGGATTTTACAGAACCTATAGACATATCGCCACCATCCTTTGATGAATCATATTTGGGCTCATCCGTAATTTTCATACCACAATAGGAAACGGGGTGGGCTGCAAAGTTTTGAGGTGTGTAAATGCCAATACGCTCAGACTCTTGCAATAACCATCCAAAATTATTCCAAAAATCCGGACCATGTCCTACTGATTTTGTTATAGTATGACCAATTTCATGTATTGAAACGAATGTAATAATGTTCTCTTCAACGAGCGATTCGTCGCCATTTTCACGCTGTCGGAGACAAAAATGAATAGACTCACCTTTATTTACAGCAAAACTTGTAAATTCATCAGCAGGCGTTGCTTCACCAAGTCTATCAGCATCTGCATCAAAGTTTTTCTTTAACATGATTACTTGTGGCTTATCTGGAAAAGTTGTTTCAAGGTGAATTTTAAGCTTTTTCATTTTTAACCGTATTCTTGCCATCATATCTGCGGCAGCCTGCTTGTCCGCCATATCACGAACTTTATAAGTTTGCCCATCAACAGAACTTTTCACAGAGACCATTGGATACCCTCCACCAGTCAGCATATTTTTTGTTTTTTGTAAAGCGTAATTTAATGATGACGCTATTGAGTCCATTTCCTACCGATTAGACCTTAAAATAACTTTAATAAGATATGATTAAAACTTAATATAAGTAATAATAATATTTGTATAAACGGGTATAATGCATTTAACTGATTTCAAGCGACCGGCGATTGACATCAGGCTCGATTGTAGGAACATTGAATACAGATACAGGAACCTGAGGATTTGGAGGCTCTGAGCGGAGCTGATAGTTGGCGTTCCGGAGACTTTGACCAACTGTGTTAATTCCAATAAGAGCACCCGCAGAAAGGAAGTTCTTACCCTTTAGCGAGCCAGTGCCCATAGGATTCTGCTGAGCCCATACTGAGTTGGGATCCTTGGGAAGAAGCTCACTCGGCGTGAGCTGATCACGAGGGTAGCATCCCTCAGGTGACTCGGCATTTCCAAAATCAGCAGGGCCACCCGTAGAGGGTACAGGAGCGACCTCGGGAGCCGTCTTTACAGCCCGTTCACGTGATGGTCCTGGCATGGCAGAACCGCCCGCCGCAGTGGAGCCATTAGAGGCAGCCGAAAGGGTGGCGAATCCATCACGACTTGAAAACATACTGGGTTGATATACAGATAGTGCAACAACAACAAGAGCAAGACCTCCTAAAAGAAAAACGGGCATCATTCCATCCTTAGAGCTGGACATTCGTGCTTCTGTATTAGTACAAGCCTATTTTTTAGCGTTTCATTCTATATTTGAATCTATTTCAGAAGAAAGGTCAGATTCTCTATTTGTCCCTTCAAGAGTTCCATACCTTGTATAATATGCATTTGTCAATTCCTTTAATTTAAGTTTTAATGCTGTTACATGAATACGAGCCCGCCTTATTTTTTCTCTTATTTTTGCTCGGGGATTCTTAAAGATTATAAGAGGAGTATCATCTGAAAATGGAATACTATTAACATCAGTTTGGCCGGAAGAATCTGATATAGGGATTTCTTGAACATAATAGAGATTCCAATGCAAGATGAACTGATCCCTTATAATCTTAATTTCTACTAGATCCCAAAGCTGTCGGAATGTATTTAAATTCGTATCAGGTTGAGCACATATTGTTGAGTGGTCCCATTTATGAACTATATGATCAAGAAAATTGATTGATTTAATTTGTGATGGCATCCATTTTAAGGAGTAATTTTCAAATTCATTTGCAATTGGAATTAAATAGTTTCCTAGTTCTCTTAGATGATCTGGTGGACTAAAAATACTATACGGTGAATGAACATCAATTGTTAATTTATTAAGGATTTTTATCTTTATAGATATTTCACCCTTTGATGTTCTTATAGGACTTTCTAGTTCCATCTATGCGGGTTTAAAAGGACCCCTTTAAGCAAAAATAAGAATAGATATGGATTCCTGGACTGACAAAATGTTTCAAAAATGCGTGGCATATATTGAAACAGACAGTGTTCAAACCACTCTAAATACAAAATTATTAAACCCCATTTTAAATCATATACTTAAAAGAGTATTTCCATATATTGTTTTAATTTGTGTAATGTTTGTACTTTTACTTCTTTCAGTTTTAATAACTCTTGGAGTAATCTTATTTCAAACTAAGTTACCAGTATCCTCAACTACGAGTAGCGGTTCACATATTGCATGATTTTCCCAGCTAAGAGTACTATGGCAAACATTGCCCCGATTAATATGACAGAACTCGGAAATCAAGTACGGCACTGGGTCCATTTTGATAATTTACTTATAGACCTAAATAAACAGATTCACCATACAAGAACTACAAGACAGACATATGAAAATACTATAATACAGACGCTAAAGTCAACAAATCATGAAAAAGCTGTACTACAAATTGCAGGGGGGCGAATATTACTTGTAGAAGAAAAGTCTACGAAACCGCTGACATTTACGTCACTCGAATTAATGTTAAATGAGTATTATAGACAAAGAGGGAGCCCAGGAAGGGATGAAACGGATGATATTATTAAATTTATTAAAGGACATCGTAGTGTTGATGTTTCAACCAAGTTAAAACGGCAAATTACGGATAAACAGAAGCATTAAGGTCTAAAGGGCTTACTAGCCTTACGAGTTGATCCGGGTGCACCGGATGATCTAACCGCATTACGACTAAAAACAGTTGATCCCATTCCCTTTAAAAATCTATTGCGACGCTCATTTGCATGTCTTTTGGCTATCTTTCTAGATGCCAAATTAGCAGCAGCAGTAGCCGCTGCGCGGCCTTTTGCACGTGTGGCAGTACGATTAGCAGCAACCTTAGCTGCCTCCTTTGCAAGACTGGCAACAGCAGTCCGCGCCCGAATAGCATTTGCACCAACTTTACGAACTCTAGTAAGTAGCTTAGCCTTTATCGCAGCTTTTCTTTTGCTCTTTTTTACAGCGGCAAGTGACTCAAACGCTTTTTGAAAAGCATTCGCCTCCTTCTTTTTTGCACTATTATTCGCAGGTGAATTCTCTCCAAAAATATATTTAATAACCTTTTTAACAACAGTTGACATTATTCTAATTATATATATTTAAAAAATACGGTCTAAAGTTTAACTATATTTATATATAGAACATCTTAGTTAATAAATTAAGTATGCCCTTCATTAATTGGTTAAATGAATATGTAAATAGTCCAAGTGGTTCACTAAAACGTAAATATTGCATTAAACAACTTACAACTGCTCTTTATGAGTTTATTATGTCAAAAGGTTACACATGGAAAATCACAGAAAAAAATCTTAGAAATTACATTGCATTTGGCTTATATAAAAATCGTGGAAAGTCTCATATTACTTCTGCATGGAATTATTCAAATGTAAATAATGAGTATTCAGATGATGATTACAATCATTACTTATTTATCCTTGATTCATATGCATGGGATAACTTCTGGTCTGTACACGGGCTATGGGGCGATCTTTCTGAAAGTAATTTCAGAGGACAAGATCGCCGTCAAGATATTGAAGCCTTTGTATGGAAACAGTTAAATATTGAAGAATCATATCAGACAATGGAATTACATGATATTCTTCTTGGCGATGAGGAAGAAGTCCTCGTTTCTCCATGTGTGGATGTATATTTAAATGAAAGTGTTGAATACAATGGCTGGGGAGGTATTCGGCGTTAATTTGACCAAGCATCTGAACTAAATGGTAAAATACCAATCGTATCCAATGAATCCTTATATTCTTGGATCTGCTTGTCTACCTTTAATGTTGCAGGTGTTCTTGGGAGTCCTCCACGGCCCATAATCTTAACTTCATCATTTGATGATTCGGCGGGCTTCTTTCCATAGCAATTCACGCCAAAACGCATTTCTGGATTATCAAAGAATCCTCCATTTACTCCAGGATTGCCACAAGCATACTTCTCGTCTTCGGGTCCATGCTGTAGTTTATCCCACGTATCACTTTGTGTAGGATATACTGCTGCTTGGCCCTTGACCCAGCCATAATTGCACCAGTCGGCACCCTTTTCCCAGGCATTTTTTACTTGACTATAGGTTGCAAGTTCAGCGCCAAGGGCACGACATAATGGCTCTGCATCATAATAGGTATATTCATTTTCACTTATATTAAAAACCTCTTTATGTCCAGTAGGTAGTAGTTTATCAACAATAGATGATGTAACTGCATTTGATACTCCTTTATTAGCACTAGTTGGTATACCACTTGGTAAAACAGAAGGTGTAGTTATTACTGGTGCTACTGGAGGTGAGTTTAATCCAAAGGCTCTACGAACAGTCGCTATAACATTATTAATTCCAATACTAATCTGACTATTAAACATTGAAAGAACAAATAGAAAAATAAGAAGAAGAATTATAAATATACCTATAGCAGATAGCCATCCTGAACCTGATTTAGTAGAATTTATATTTAGATTTTTAGAACTATTTGATCCTGTGTGACCATTTGATCCAGTGCGACCATTTAATCCTGTATGACTATTTGATCCTGTATGACCATTTCTAGAATTATTTGGACCAATTAAACTATTTAAAATAGGCACATCTTCTAGTGCGGTTGTTGTAGATTCTATAACATCATGAAATGTATCATTCATAGTTTCAATGCCTGAATTGAGACTATTCGATACACGATTCGATACACTATTTACAGCCTTTACTGCAGAGTTTACAACAGTGCTTGTTGAATTTGTTAATAAATTTGATACACTACTTAGTGCAGAATTTGCAGCAGTTGTTGTACTTTGTAAAAGTGAGTTCGTCCCTTTTGCTACTGAATTAATCATTCACTCTATTGTATCAGATAGATTATTGAAAGAATAGAAGGAATCTGTCTATGAATATGCTCTAAAAATGAAGATACCCCAACATCCCAATGTATTTCATCCGGGGCTTGACTTGGATATGCAAATCCAAATCCCCATGCACATGGATATTGTAAAAGTTTTCCAGTTTTATCATATTCCAGATTTGTAAGCCCTTTATTTTCATCAATTGTTAAAGCTATCTTATGGCGTGGTTCAAAACCAATCGCATAAATGGCCCAGTCAGCAGAACGTGTTTCTCTCAACATTGTTGAAAGATTTGACAATGATAACATTTTTATGGAAGGGTACTTATTCACTAATATTTCATCTGCAATAGTTGCAGCATCCATTTTAATTCCATCATACTCTCCATCACGTGCAAATGAAAAAGGATTAGCACCCTTGTATAGTCCTATTATAGAATTTGCACTACAGTCAACCAGATTTTTTAGAACATGTACTCCACTATGACGTGTGCCAAATACAAGAACTTTATTTGTAGGTTCAATATAATTTTTCAGTTTATTAATATCTAGAGCAATATCTAAGGGAATTGATGGTATAGAAATATCGAGTTCTTTTGGATCGGCGCCGTATGATAGAGTTAGGCCCTTTGCTTCTATTGTATGAATAACCTGTTCCCTTTTAATATTTACATACCACAATGATTTAGTGCTAGACCAGTTTGCAGAAACTACATTGCCATGAATACGCTGAACTTTATCTAGCACGGGTTTTGCACATTCACGTATTAGTTTTATAACAGTATGTAGTGGCGTGGGTTTATCAAGTGGAAGATTTAGAGCCCAGTTTGGAATTTTTGCAGACGGACAGTATTTTTGAAGATTGTTTAAGGTAGCCGACCACGGAGTATTTGAAATTACAGATGGCCATTTCCTTAATAAGTCGCCACCATCAAAATAAGGGTCAATAACACATATATTATTAAGTGAAATTGATGTTTCAGCAAGAAGGAGTATTAAGATAAGACCTGATACTCCTGCTCCTATTATACATAAGTCCATATTCTAGAACTTAGGCAGAATCTTCTGGGGCAGTGCGATTTCCTCCACGTCCAGCAAGATATTGGCGTTGCTTGGGTGTTGTGCAAACACAGCCCCCTCCGCAACTAAATGAAGCCCCACAGCATTCGGGCTTGCACTGATTATTCTTAAACATGAAGAGGCTGTCGGGACCAGGCTGAAATTCGTCTCCAAGAAGTTTCTCATTGGGTGCAGTATAGCGCCAAACTGAATTATTGTTGCCGGTGGGTAAACGAACGCCATCATAAGCACCTATGGCAGCCTCCTTTGTCTTAGCAGCCTCAGCAAGTGACGGCTGTGCTGCAAATCCCTCATACGCACGTAGCGATGAACCACGGTACATCATTAAAACATTCGCAACAAAAATGATAAGTAGACCTGTTACAACAAATGCTACCTTCATTCTTTCTTCTCAGGAACTACATTTTAGGCAAGATTAGGTGCCTTTAATGGACCGAACTTCTCCTTAATCCATTCCTTGTCCTTTCCATAAGCCTTTGAAGCCTCAGGGACCGTATGCACTGTTAGTTTTGTTACTGCATCTAATTTACGGTATACACCAAGGGGACCAAATTCATTTACCGCAGACTTTAGAGCACGATGTCTGGCAATATCGCTCTTTCTAAAACTATATCCATGCTTTGAGAGCTCTCCCTTTCTTAAAGGGCCAATTTTAACCGTTTTACCCCCAGTATTTTTCACACAACGTGAATTTATAGATACAGACCGCTCCTTCGGGAATACTTTATACGTTTTTCCATTACGACGAACTGTGAACCCCTTGTTTCTTACCTGGGAAGAATAGCGCCGTACGAACCCTTTCCGTTCAATCATACCGGGAGGACAAGCCTTTCTTGCAAGAGATTTGATTGAAGGTATATAGAAATTCTTGCGACGAGTTTGTTTGGCAAGCATCTTCTTCTTAAATTCCTTTGAGGAATTTCTATAGACTGTTGTTGAACGCACACATCTTGGCTCTACACGTCTACCACTAGATGATGTATAGCCTGTACGTTTATGATACTTATCTGGACATCCTCCATTTTTATTTAGAGGTAATGATGCCATTCTAGAATCAAGTTAGATTCTTTTCGGCATGTCTATTAATATCATAAGGATGGGTATATATATCAATATGTACATAATACTTACATAATTCTCGTTCTTCATTATTAAGATTTGAAAAATTTATATTATTTGCATTAAATATTTTCATAACATCTGATGATTGGTGATTATTAGGGTTTTGGAGAATTGCTATAATTATATTACCAAATTTTGTTATCTTAGATAATGCGTCATTAAGATTACCAAGGCTTTGCGCCGACTGCTTGCCAGCAACTTTAGGAGACTCTAAGGTTGCAAAATATTCCCTTTTAATATGCGATATTACATTACGAAAATTATGTACAACTTCTGGTATATCATCAGGGTGTCTTGCACCTTTAACACCTACAGGATCCGACATCTAAGAATGCGTTAGATACAGAAATTTGATTTCAATCCACATATAAATGCCTCTTTCCGGGAATCGTCCAACACTAGACCGTGAATCAATTGAAGAGGCAAGTCGTCGTGCTATAAATGCACCGGCGGCATTTGATCCTAAAACTCGCTCACAGTACGTGAAATCAATGGTTGCACGTACTATACAGTATTTAAATGATAGAAGAGATGTTGCCTATATTAAAGAGCACCTTCCCGAGTTTGCAAGAGATTACGAGCACCTCTTTGAAATGATTACATCGCCAAATGGCTTTGATACAGCAAATCTAAATATAATGTTATCTATGCTGGATCATATGGGAAATGGGAATCTTACACAGCATGACGCCTCTGTTATTGTTGGAAAGCGTCTTTATGAAAAGTTTGGGAAAGATACTTAACTGCCATATTTATCATTCATAATTTTTGCATATGCTCGTCGAGGATGTGCATTAACATGAAAAGTCTCACACCAAAGCGCCGATTGTGCAATAGAGCAATTTATCCATTTTGACCACCAAAGCTCAGGTGATTCACTTAGAATTATTGCAGATTCAATATATTTAATCTGTTGAGTTATACTCGTATCAATATGCTTATTTAAAAAGGCATTTTCATATTCTACATTTGTGCTAAGCATAGGATATCTTAAAAATCGGCTCTGCTCTTCAATCTTCTTTAAAATTGCTAGACATTCTGGAATTAGCCCACGAAATCCTTTGCCTAAGAAATAGCGTTCTGAATTGCATGGACGGGTCATTGCAGGTTTATATAGCGTCCATTCCTTAAAACAACGTGCCAAAAGAATAATTAACATGTGTGTATGTTGTGAATTACAATCAAAAAATTTTAATATAAAGCACCCGCCTGGTAGAAGAACCTGTAGGCCAATAATGGAAGAACAGACTAAAAGATGATATACATTCTGCTCTTGCTGTGAATAGTCAGAACTAAAATCAAAGCCACCATCGGCCGTGAATAAATTCACACCAGGCTTCGCCTCTTCAATAAAACTAACCTGATTTTTCATTTTATAAATATCTCCACTGCTATCTTCGCCATAATGGATTTTTACCTGCTTATGCCTGTATAGAAAGGCGGCGGCCTTTTTCCATCCAGGAATATGGGTCGTTGTTGGTCTTAGAGTCATTGCAATCGATGCAACTACTTGTTTACTTTTACTAGAAGCACAATTATGAATCGCTTGAACAAATCCTCCTGGCCCTTCAGCAATATGTGCAGTTCTTATCTTAGAGTAATCATCAAGGAATTTTAAAACATCAAGGATTTCAATAAGTTTGAAGTAGGAGCGTGACAAAGGTTGGTCAAGTGACAAAGAAGGTGGAAGACGGTCATCATCGTGTGTATATACTAGTTCATAGGGATTTACCATTTTTTTGGCAAGTTCCCATTTATGCTCCTTATCAAGATGTCCAATCTTCTCTTTAATGGCACTAATATCATCTCGTATATTTGTAGTCCATTCAACAAAAATAGGTTCGCTAAGGCTTGATACTGTCCAGGGCGGACTTTTAACCCATTCAACATTTTTCCAGGGCAGAGCCCCTTCCAAATTATCCATACTTATTTATAATTATAAAGGTTTAGGCATCAATCCTCTTCATCAAGTACTGTGTATCCAACATCTGGTTCTTCTAGTAGTACAGATGCATTTGGCATCGCAACATTCATGCGAAGGCGAGCCGTTGAGCAAAGATCATTCTCATCCTCAAAGAGTTCCTTATTAATCTGTTCCTCTGTGGGCTCAACGCCCTCATCTTCATCCTCTGAATCCTCAACAGTTGGAAGGCCCTCCTGTAGGCGCATAAATGCAACTTCATCAAGAAGGATATCGAAGAATCCAGTTCCACCACGGATTGTTTGTCCCATCATGATATTTGATGATACACCCGTAATCGGATCCATTTCACCGAAGAGTGCAGCATTCAGTAGAATACGCTCGGCCTCCTCAAAGGATGCCTTTGCAAGAGGACCAATATCTGTCTTATTAATGCCGTGGCGATCAGATGACATTAGACGACCTGCACGTGTCATAACATCACATAGAAGTCCTAGGTGACGATTATTTACACCCGCTTCCTCAAAGAGCGTAGTGATTTCATTTAGTAATACGGCCCGTGTTGCCTCAATACCTAGTGCAGGAAGAATATCGTGCACGTGACTGCTACTTAGACGAGTCGCATCAACATAAGGATTGTTCATAACCTGTAGGAAGTTACTGCCATCTGTATCAAGTACATACTGCGTAACCTGCGTATAGGTACCATCCTTTAGTTCGAGGTAATCCTTGTCCTCACGGAAGGTCACGCTCTTAATACCAGGAATACCACGGAAGACAATTCCGTTTAGAATACGACTCTGGAATTTCTTGAGGCTTGTAAGATCGTCTAGGCCACTCTTCATCATCTCAGGCAGACGCATGCGCATAATGAGTTTATTACTATTGTAATCGCTATATACAAGATGGAGTGCTTCGCCGAAGCGACTCCGAAGTACATATGCAACATCATCCATGCTAATATTCTTACGGAACATACGGTCACGATCCATTTCTAGACGTAGAAGCCAGCCACTCCAGGTCTGCTTGGGCTCATCGGTGGTCGTTTCAGTGCCTTCAGCCTCGGCCTCAAAGAGTTTATAGAATGCAAGAAGTTCACGATCTTCCTCAATCTTTGACTCTTCATCAGAGGGGTCGAAGTAGACCGCAGTCTTAATCGTGATATCCTTGAGAAGGGTGAGTTCAAGGTCCTGTGCAACCTGACGTGCCTTTTCCTTTGAACCACGATACTCTGGTTTTAGAGTAATGGTGAGTGAAATCGCCTTGGGATTCTGCGTCACCTTGAGAAGTTCCTTAAGGCGTGGAACACCACGAGTTACATTGGACTTTGCGGCTACGCCCGCTAGATGAAATGTATTAAGGGTGTTATGCACCATAATAGCGTCATCAACCATAAATGAATCGTTACCAGGCACCGTAAAATCGTAGACAAATTCCTTAGGATCATCTAGATATACAAGTTCAACGATCTCGTCCCATACAATATCAGAGTGCGCAGCAGATTCAAGAATCTCAATATTTCTAAGAACTTGAGGATCGGCCGAGTTTGCAGCCTTGAAGATCTCAATATATCCAAGAAGTGTTAGGCGACCAACACTTTCCTTCTTTGACCAGCGACCATAGTTACGTGACTGACCTGGAAGTTCAAGAAGCCGTCCAGTCTCCGCAATAGTCTCACCTAGTTCAGGAATCTTATCATAGAGTTCCTTCGTATCATGCTTATCTTCACGTTGCATATATGTAATAATAGAATCAAGGGCAGCAGCCTTCTCTTCAAGGCTAAATCCAATAGTATTCTTAAAGAGTTCAGCATGCTTCTTAAGAATCTGTACAGTGTACATAATCTTTCCAGGAATCCGAACTGAGGTTTCCTCACCAAAGATTCCAAAGAAGCCGCAGTAGGATAGGAGACGATTCACGTGGCGAATAAGTTCCTTGCTACGACTTCCTACACGAATCTGGTGACGTTCTACATTGACATTTCCATCGCCATCAAAGTATCCGCCTAGGAGTCCCTGCTGGAACTCCCTTGGTGCAGAATATGTAATGGGACCAATAGTCTTATCATACGAACCAGTCTTAAATTCGGCTAGAAGAAAGTTCTTGAGTTCTTTGCTGTAAATATTGGTATCCTTTGATGGTCCATATTCACCAGTATACTCACGAACATCTACATTCCAACCATAGATTAATGCTAGTTTACGAATCGATGCTTCAACTACAGGATGAATCTTAGAAATCTTAACAACATTTCCATTAAATGAGCCATCCGCAAGATAGATACCACAGAGCCATCCAAATTCCTTATTAAGAGTGAAGCCATTGCTCTCAGTAATAAGAGACATTGGGACCTGCTCAGTCTTTGTTGCAATAGGAATACGCATACCAACCTTGAGATCAGACCCAAGAATTGGCTGAATGCCCTTTGTTGTACGCTTTAGGAAAGAGTGGGTAAGGGTTGCAGTCGTACTGCGTCCAGACTTTGTAATAACCTTTACAAGCCCACCATTTGCTGGGTGACGACTTACCTGACTAATGCGCTTCCATGAAATCTTTTCATCATTGCTTACACCAGTAATATAATAGTCATCCTTAAGATTAAGTACAACGTTATCAGGTCCAATATGAATAAGTGATGATTCATTCTTCTTAATCATTTCATCAATAATTGTTCCAATTGAGCCAACTTCATTTTTTCCATTTTTCGAAATATGAACAAATGTATGACGTACACAGCACATCTGGGTTGATGGTTCGCCAATACTCTGCGCAGCAATAATCCCCACCTGCTCGCCAGGAAGCGCCCAACTCTGATAGTTGCGAACAAGAATCATTTCACATGCAGAATCAAACGCCTTCTGAGTGAAGCGAACCTTTCCAAGAAGCTTATGAGGAGCAAGATTAAAGCGAAGAAGCGCCCCCCAAAGCTTGTTATAAGGCTGAGTACGCTTAATAAGTGAATTAATCTTCTCAAGAATATATGCCGGCGTAAGATCAGTCGGCTCACCAGTTAGATTGAAGCTTACTGAAATCGTCGTAAGAATGCGCTCAATATTTACAGGCGAATAAAGAGGAACATCCTGCTTGGACTTCTGAACACCCTCTACAAGCATGCGACGATCATCTAATACCTGCTTTGCATAGGCATCAAGTGCAGTCGCATCCTCTTGGCTGAGAGCCGTGTTATCAGCCATTCCATACTGCGTAAGAATCTCTACCTCAGATAGTTTCTGAAGGCCAAGGCTTGCCGACTCAATCTTTGTAGAGTTTGTACCATCTTCGCCATAATGAAACTGAACAATGTTCATGCGGGAGTCACGAACGGACCCATCATACTGTGTTACAAGATCTTCCATTGCCTTTACGAGCTGACGCTGGATATATCCTGTGTCGGCCGTGTCATATACCTGTAGGCCATTTGCAAGACCAAAGGTAAAGGTTTCAGGTACAGTTAGATCATATAGTTTATTATAGTTTTCTACATCAATCGCTGTAATATCAACAATCTCATCAAGAACTACATCATTCTGGAATGGAAAGTTGCGGTGCTCAAAAGAGGCTTTGAGAGCAGAAAGTTTAAGTTGCTTGGCATCATCGATCAATGTTACACGCTGAGCAAAGAGAGTTGCCCACTGCGCACGAATAGAGATTCGGTACGTAGGAAGAATGGTCTCAGTACCAAGATTATTTGATACAAGTTGTGACTCAAAGATCTTCGCAAAGATTCCAAGCCGAGAACATAGCATTGCAATACCCTCAATAAGTTCCTTAGATGCGGAACCTGCTTCTACAGAATTTGTACTCACAGTTCCATCTCCTGAGAAGTAACCATCAAGTAGACCACTAATAAATGATTCATGTGCTACAAAAGCCTCCGCAGGAACACGCTTCGATGCAGCACCGTGGCCAACTAGATTATCAATAAACTTAGCAAGGACTGTAGAATAGCCACGAACAGTTGTTGTTACACCACCAATAGCATTGAGTTTAACATTTTCACTTGTACGAATACGCTGACCCTCAAACCAGTCATGTACAAACTGTGTAATATTTGTATTGTTATTTGTAATCGCAACATAACCACTCTTTACATCTACATTGCCCTCTGCAAGAAAGAGACCGAGAAAGCGACCATTATCAGCATTGAGTACAAACTCATCTGGAATACGAGCGTGATCACGATTCGTTGTAAAGGGGTATACATAGCCAGAAAGGATATTATCAGTCTTTGAGCGAGTAAGTGTGCGTACAAAACGTGCCTTACTATCATATGGAAGAGTAAAGTTCTTTCCATTCTGTTGATTCCACCAACCAGCAGGGATATGCTCACGATCTACCATAGCTTCTTCAACCGCCTTTTGAGCTAGTTCAAAGTCAGATCCATATAGATATTCATTCTTTGATAGATAATTCTTTAGAGGAATTGATTCACATAGCGTAGGAGGCGTAGCAAGACGCATTGTCACAGGCATACAGTGACCAGGACGAACATCTGGCGTAGCCATTTGCTCAAAGGTCTTAGTCTCAGAACGCCAGACAAGTAGCGACTTTGACTCTGGAACAATGACTGAACGCCCACCAAGTGTTGTTACCTTATATAGACGCTGTCCAGGATCATGGCGAGTTACTGCAGAAATCTTGCCCCATGTGACTTTTCCATCGGGTGATACAGATGGAATATAAGTAGAGTGATTTTCAAGCTGTAACATCTCTAGATCATTCTCCTCTGGGAAGGACTCAATTGCATCTTTACGCCGAACCATATGCGCATCAATCCAATCACCAATCGCAACACATTTTGCAACACCATCTTCTAGAATAACAATCTTTGTATCGCCAGTAACAGACTTTACTGCTGTATCAATAAGACCCTCACGACCTGACATGGCGTGAAAGAAGAATTCCTGTGGCGTAAGACCATCAATGAAACTACTCTCAACAAAGCCACGGGCCTCTGCACCATCATCATATTTCTTATAGTGCGGTAGCGTACGATCAGTAAAACCATAAGGAATACGCCGTCCCTCTGGGGCCTGCTGACCAACACATGCCATCATCTGTGCAATGTTAATGGTTGAACCCTTGGAACCCGCACGTACCATCGCTACAAGACGATTCTCATCTGCAAGAGAACCTAGGCCAATCTTACCAGCCTCTTCCGTGGCCTTATTGAGTTCCCCAAAGACCTTGTCCTCGAACTCTTGCTGATTCGTCTTACCCGTATTATTGTCGAACAGATCCATGTGAATCTGTAGAAGAATGTTTTCAATCGCAGTCTTGCGCTTCTTAATGACTTCCTCCATCTGTTTGCGAGTATCCTCATCTGCAATCAAATCAGAGATGCCAACCGAGAAACCATTATACACTAGGAACTGCTCCACCGTGTTCTGCATGGCATCAATAAAGTCAACCGTTTCCTTTGAGCCATAATCCTTGAACGTCATATGTACAATACCCTTTGACGGCTTCGAGAAGATATCCTTATCAAAGATACCCTGCTCAATAACGCCCTCACGAATCTTTACAAGATTTTCCTGCTTCTTATCATCCTTGTACATACCATTTCCCATATCCATGTTGATTGGAGGAAGGAGTTGGCTGAGAACCTGCTGACCCGTCCAGCGTAGATTGCCATCTACATTCTTCTTGCCGGCAGGAACAACACCCTCAAACCGACGATTCCACATCATCATGTTCATGAAGGCCCTGCGATTGAAATGCACAGTAGGCTGTGTTAGGCGATATGAGCCAACAAGACTGTCCTGCACTACACCAATCACTGGCTTTGCATGGCGAGGAGTTACAATCTGGTGCGGAACTGCAGCAATCTCTGAGAGCTCACATGCCGTTTCATACGACTGCGGAATATGCGCATTCATCTCATCACCGTCAAAATCCGCATTATAGGGACTCGTAACCGATACATTTAGGCGGAAGGTGTTATAGGGTAGTACACGTACCCGATGACCCATCATAGACATGCGGTGAAGAGTCGGCTGCCGATTAAAGAGTACAATATCACCGTCGGCAAGGTGGCGATTTACAACATCGCCAATGTGAAGAACAATCTCCTTCGTATTGATGTGCTTAAGACTAATCATGCGCCCACCCTTGACACGAATAATAGTTTTTGCACCAGGATACTTGTCAGCGCCATTCTGCACAAGTTTATAGAGAAGGTCACGATTATATGACGTAACCTTCTCAGGAAAGGTTAGATTCATGGCAATCTTCATTGGAACACCGAGTTCACCAATCGAGATATTGGGGTCTGGAGTAATAACTGAACGTGCCGAAAACTCGACACGCTTACCCTGAAGATTGTAGCGAATACGACCCTCCTTTGAACCAAGGCGTTGCTGAATCGACTTGAGGGGTCGACCAGAGCGCTGAGCAGAAGGGGCCACACCAGGAATCTGATTGTCGACAAGCGTGGCTACGTGGTACTGAAGAACAGTGTGCTCATCTTCAATAAGATTCTTACCAGAGTTATTGTTAATCTTGTCCTGAAGACGCTGATTCGTCATAATAATCTCAAAGAGCTTGTGAGTAAGGTCATCCTCTGAGCGCTGGTTATTGTCCTGGATGACTGACGGGCGAACCTGTGGAGGAGGAATCGCTAGTACACTGCAAATCATCCAGTCTGGGCGACACCAAAAGCGATTTAGGCCGATAAAATCAACGTCTTCGTCAGTAATACGCCGGAAAAGGCGAAGAATGTATTCTACCTCAAGATACTGGCGCTGCTTTGTGGCTGCATCAGCCGTAGTTTCTGCAGCAGGGCCCTCCATTTCATCCCACTCAGCAACAATGCGGGCAATTCCTTCACGTACATAGCGATCGGGTTGGCGTGCGCCACAACCGTCCTCGGTTTCCTGGCCACAACGACTAATCGTGCTCGACTTATTGAGTACTGCACGCCACCGACCCTCCCCACGCCGACGTGCAATATCCTTATGAAGATCCTTGTCAATAAGAAGTTTGCTACAGCGTACACAAATACAGTTGAGAACATTTAGAATAGTTCCAAAGAACTGAATGTAATATACAGGGCGGGCTAGTTTGAAGTGACCAAAGTGCCCTGGGCATGAATGATTGGTCTGTCCGCAACTGCGACACGTCTTGCCATTATCTAGTAGACCCATACGAGGGTCAAAGAGGCCACCAATTCGGGGTTCATTTCCATCGTAGGTGCCTGCATTTGTAATTTCAACGACTGAACGCCGTTCAATCTCGTCTGGACTAAAGATTCCAAACTGAATTCCAACAATCGGCTGAATATCTGAATTGGGCCGAATAATTCCTGCGGGCATTCCTCTCTTACTTTACTAGGGTTTTCTATAAGTGGTTTTATGGCTTTTAAGCCTCAATTTTTAGTGTATAAAAATGGGGCTTAAAGGTTTATATTTAGATTATTTACTTTTTGTTGGGCTTCTAGAATAAGAAGGTGTCACTGTTGTTGAACAAGTATATTGTTGGCTTGTAGGGTAGGGGCTATAAGTCCTTGTTAGACTCTGTGTAATTGAGACACTCTTTGTTACAGATGTAGTTATTGACATTGTTTGTGTTATAGACCCGCTAATTGTATAAGGTTGCGTTGTAGGAATTGGTGAGAAACTTATTGTATTTGAAGGTGTTAGACTCACAGAATTGCACTTTGTAATACTGGTTGTTACTGAGCCACTGCGACTAAAGGGCATTGTTGTAGGAATTGGTGAGGCTGTTATACTAATAGTAGCACTTCGAGAATTTGTTTGTGTTATAGAACCTGTAGACGTATAGGGCATTGTTGTAGGAATCGGTGAGAAACTGATTGTATTTGAAGGGGTTATACTTACAGAATTGCACTTTGAAATACTGGTTGTTACTGAACCTGATAAAGTATAGGGTTGAGTTGTAGGAATTGGTGAGGCTGTTATACTAATAGTACCACTACGAGAATTTGTTTGTGTTATAGACCCTGTAAGTGTATAAGGTTGTGTTGTAGGAACTGGCGAAACACTCACAGTGTTTGAAGGAGATAATGTGGCCGACACACATTTTGTAATACTAGTTGTTACTGAGCCTGATAGTGTATAAGGCATTGTTGTAGGAAGTGGCGAAACAGTGCCACTATTTGAAGGTGTTAGACTACTTGTTATACATTTTGTAATACTAGATGTTACTGAACCACTAAATGTATAGGGTTGTGTTGTAGGAATTGGTGAATTAGTTATACTAATAGTGCCACTCCGAGAATTTGTTTGTGTAATAGACCCTGTAGGCGTATAGGGTTGTGTTGTAGGAACTGGTGAAACACTCACAGTATTTGAAGGTGTTAGACTACTTGTTATACACTTTGTAATACTGGTTGTTACTGAACCACTGCGACTAAAAGGCATTGTGCTTGGAATTGCAGAAACACTTATACTAATACACGATGAGCCACTAGAAGATCCAGCATTTGACCCAGTTTTTAGAACAGACCCACTGCCAGAAATTGTCTGTGTTACAGAACTACTACGACTAAAGGGCATTGTGCTTGGAATTGGGCTAACACTTATTATAGTTGTAGATGATGTTGTAATTGTAACAGACCTTGTAAGACTATTTGTTATAGAGCGTGTAACACTCACAGTAAAACTTGGAGATAGACTAATTGTTGGCGATAATGTACCTGAAACACTATTGCATCTGGAAACCGTATTTGTTACTGAAATTGTCGGTGAAACACAGTAACTCGCACTAAAGGTAAAAGGTAGCGTAGTTGGAATATTTGATATTGATACTGTAAGACTTTTAGAGTAACTCGATGTTACTGAGCCAGTTAATGAAATACTATTTGTTACACTGCTTGAAATTATGTTTGACGCTGATCCAGTAAAAGTAAAGGGAGGTGTTGTTGGAATTGGCGACTTAGAGCCTGTTGCAAAAGGTGAGCCAGAGTAATTTCCTGAATTACTGGGACTTAGTGAGGCACTATTTGTTACACTATTTGATATATATGAAGAACTACTTGCTACTGGACTCTGTGATACTAACGGGCTGGCACTTAAGGATGCATATGAATTACTTGGGCTAAATGAATATACAGGGCTATTTGAATATGCCGAAGTAGGTGTTTCTAATACAGATGATGATGGTGTTGCAACATTAGTATTAGATTGATAATTACTATATGTTCCAACTGGCGACTGTGAAGCACTTACTATATTTGTTTGCGTCTGAATTATAGAGGATGATAATATAGGTGAACTAGAAATGGAAGATGTTGATGTTCCACTCAATGAAATGCTTACTGATGAAGATGTTGATTCTGATACATATTCACTGAGTGATAGCAGTGGTGTTTTAGATGTACTAATAGATGATGACCATATGCTAGAATCGCTTGGTAACATGGATGAAGATACTGAATTACTTGAACTCACAGACGCTGATGATGTACTAGATGGTGAAGATGAAACACTTAGGGAATTTGTGGAAGAAATTGATGCACTTGTAGAGTGTATACCTGATAGTGAATAACTAGTGAAAGGGCTTGAAGTTAGTAAAGCAGATGACGAAACTAGTGCTGTGCTACTAGGTGAATTACTTCCAATTAATGATGCAGAAGCAGAGTTGCTTTGGCTTAGTGATGCTGTTGTTGAGGTTGATGGCGAACCTGAATTACTTGGTGTTAAAGACTGTGTTGAAGATACTAAGGCGGATCCTGTTGTAGAAACAGAAAATGTAAATACATTAGATGCTGTACTTATTAAAGAGTCTGTAGGTATTATTGATGGTGAACCTGAATTACTTGGTGTTAAAGAATGTGTTGTAGATACTGATGGCGAACCAGAATTACTTGGCGTTAAAGAATGTGTTGTAGATGTTGATACGGACCCAGAATTACTCAGTGTTAAAGAATTACTTGCCGATGCCGAACCAGATTGTGTTATAGAAGCACTACTACTAACACATGCACTAACAGATGCAGAATTTGAATTTAAGCCCGATAAAGAATACATAGATGTAGGGCTCGGCGCAACAGATGCAGATACTGAAAATGAAGGTGAGCCAGTGCTAGAAATTGTATCACTAAAACTGCGTGAATTATAGGGGCTTAAAGAGCCAGAAATTGTTGACAAGCCAGATTTTGTTTGAACTCCTGATAGTGATGGTGACCCACTATTTGAATTAGAGCCAGTATGAGTAAATGAATTCTTTGCACTCTTAGACCATGTACTAATTACTGAAGAACTATATGATATTGCTGAACTCTTTGTACCCGAATTACTCTTTGAATCTGTAGGGCTTGTTGATGTACTTCCTGATACGCTTGCTGTTTGTCTAACACTGGCTGAAAGACTTGATGAGCCTGATGCACTTGCATAAGGCGAGCCAGTTTTCAGACCAGATATGCTTGCATCTGGTGAAATGGACTGTGTATAACTATTAATTGATGACTGAGATGGCGATGACGAATATGATAAGCACCCACTATGACTGTTTGTTTCTAAGGCAGATGCACTAAAACTTGGCGAGTCACTTGATGAAAATGACTTAGCACTTGTGCCACTTGATTTATCAGATGCTTTTGCAGTAGATGTATATGAAAGTGTTGCTGTCCCAGTACTAGTGCCAGATGTTGTATATGTTGCACTATGTGTTTCAGAAGCAGATATACGAGGCGATCTAGAACCAGTAGGTGAGTGCGTCGAAGTCTTTGAAACACTAATAGAGCCAGTAGTTGTTGCGCTTATTAGTGGACTATATGACTTTAGTGGTGTTAATGAACTACTTACAGAAACAGTCGAACTGCGTGAAGCACGTGGCGAATATGTTTGAGTTGGCGAACCACTAGAAGTCTTTGATTGTACTGAAGATGCAGTCAGACTCTTTGTTCCTAGCGGTGAAATACTATAGACGCCACTATTTGTATTACTAGGGCTTGACGATGCGCATACTGATAGACTCGGGGTATAAGTTATCAAAGATGTGCTAGAGATAAAGGCGCTTAATGAGGGTGAGCCAGACGCACTAACAAAATTACTTAGCGAATATGTATTTATATTTGTACCTGTCTTACAAGGGCTCTGTGAATTAGATGCACTAGATGTTCTTGTATTTAAAGGCGTATTTGATACAAGCGGACTACGACTTTCTGTCTTTAGCGATGTTGATGTCTTTGTTCCAGCATTTGATGCACTATAGGTTCCAGAGCCGGTTGAAGTCTTTGAAACAGTTATACTTTGTGTGCCTGTTGTTGTAACCCTTGTAGTAAAAGATTTATAAGATGATAGTGAAGCAGACCGTGAGCCAATAGGGCTTGCAGTCTGTGTTCCAGACGTACTAACCGTTTTTGATGATGAAAAACTGCGTGTTGATGAGCCACTGCCTGTTGAAGAACGTGATAGGGCACTGGTCGCAGTTTGAGAGCGACTTATAAATCCTGTTTTAGAATTTCCAACACTTGAACTAACACTTGGTGACGCCGACGATGTTCTAGACGGCCCAATACTCCGTGTAAAAGATGGTGATGATGTTCCTGTTTTAGTCCTAGGAGGAGATAATGTATTTGTTGGCGAACTGCTTGCACTTTTTGTTCTAAATCCACTTGCACTCACTGTCTTAGACCCAATAGGTGTTTTTGAAACGCTTGTGGAACCTGTTGCTGTTTTTGTGCTTAAAGATGTGCATGTAGATAATGGACTTGAACTACTTGTCTTAGACACATGTGCAGATTTAGTGGCCGGCTTAGACATTATACCACTTTTTGTATAAATTGGAGTCATTGTTGGATTTAGACTAGGATAATTTGAATACGATGCTAATGATGTACGGGTAGATGTTTTAGTAGAAATAGAACTTACTGTTGGTGCTATTGGATTATTTGCCTCACTGAAACTTAGGAGTAATAAAATTCCTAATCGAAACAGCATTCATATATAGTATATAGAAAAAAGAGTTTAGCCCTAAAAAATTGAGGGGGCCTGTCTTAAGAACAGAACATTATAAAATGTCTAGTCCTAATGTACGCTCAGGCTATGAACTCTACCTTGTAGTTGATGATGCCGAACTTGCAGTACATCGCCATTATGATTATGCCGATTGTGCAGTCGCAGCGAACAATGCAGGCATTGATCTTCTAACTGCTGAAACGTGGGTTGGGACGCTTGGTGAAACTGCCCATCTTCTAAATCTAGGTGTTCGTGCAATGCTTGTTAAGTCATCTACTCAGGAGCCGGTTCATTATTGGCTTCTACCCCGCTCTTCAATCTATAAGACTGGACACATGATGGCAAATTCAGTTGGTGTTATTGATAGTTCGTATCGTGGGGTTCTTAAGGCTCCTGTGATTCGTACTGCAGAGAATGCCCCAGGGTTTCTAACCAATGACCGTCATTTCCAGATTGTTGCGCCTGATATGGGCCAGATTCATACAATTCACCGTGTAGCATCGTTGCCACAGACGCTACGTGGTGACGGTGGGTTTGGGTCTACTGGCTAAAAGACGTCAGGTCTAAAATTGAACTTAATTTGCTCCCTCTTATTTTTTAACCATGGCCCTTAATTTGTATATCGGACCAATGTTTTCAGGAAAGACCACTGCCGCCCTAAAACTAATTGATACCTATATTCAGAATAGTGAAACTTTTCTCTGTATTACATCAAAATCAGATACTCGTTATTCATCAGGTGGTAAAATAGTTAGCCATGACCAGAAGTCATATAATGCGCTAGCTGTTACTAATCTTTTGCCAGTGCTAGGATTCGACGAATTTCTGAAGGCTGATTATATTATTATTGAAGAGTCAAATTTCTTCCCAGATCTTAAGACCTTTGTTCTATATGCACTTGAAAGTTTTGGAAAGCATGTGACATGTATTGGTCTTGACGGCGATTATAAACGGGAGCCGTTTGGACAATTACTAGAACTTGTACCCTATTGTAATTCGATTATGAAATTCAAGGCAATTTGTAAAATGTGCCATGGATTTAGACGTAATGCAATCTTTACGCATCGAATTACTTCTGAATCGACTCAGGCCCTTGTAGGTGGTGCAGATACTTATGAATCTCTTTGTCGTATTCACTATTTAGCAAGGGCTTCTAGATAAAATTGATTTGGTGTTTTAGAAAATTATTTTTTAACAACAAATGGATATTCTTAAAACCAAGGACTACGAAACATTCTATGTAGGCACAAAGCAAATTGTTGGGGCCTCAAAGGTATCAAAGGCACTTGTAGGAGATACTGTAGAAGTTGTTGATGACCATGTTTCAAATATTGTGCTACGTGCAAACCATACACATCTTGTAGGCACTCTTGAAATCTCGGGGAAAACTAAATATGGCTATACATCACGTAATGTGCCAATCTATCTCTTTATTCCCTATAATGAGGCATATCCGCCCTTCTATGTAGGCTCATCCCACCCTGAGAAAAGTGTGAATCTTATTGTTATTGTGGATTTTGATTCTTGGCACGCCGATGCAAATTGTCCTCGTGGTGTTTGTCGGCGTATTCTTGGTGCGTGTGGAAATTTAGAGGCTGAGCAAGATGGGCTGAAATTTCACACGCATTCACTAAGATGGAAAAGGATTTATGAACTCATGCCTCGCACTCCCTTCTTTCAAGGAGGTTCATCATTTCTTGATAAAGAAACCTTTCATGTAGACCCTGAAGGATGTGTCGATATTGATGATGCAATTACTATTTGGCTCAATTGGACAGAAATTGAAGTGCGCATTCATATTGCTGATGTGGCAAGCCTTCTTACCAATAATAATTTCCTCTGGTCTGCAAGTAAGTTGGGTGAAACATTGTATGATGATGGGCGTATAGTAGCCCCCCTTTTCCCAGCAGAAGTACAAACGGCGTGTTCGCTTACTCCAGGGCAAGTACGTGCCACTCTTACACTCGCTTTTACCTGGTGTCTTGTAACACAATCTGTTATTAGAAAGCGCTGGATTCAGCAGGACATTATTGTACAACATTCGCATACCTATGAATCAATTGTAGATAGTGAGTGGGCACAACTTCTAGAAACAGTTGCTTCTGGGGTCGCATCAAGGCCTGTATCTGATCCACACGAATGGATTGCTGAACTAATGATCTTCTATAATAAGGAGGCTGCAAAGGTGATTCAAGGGGCTCATAAAGGTATTCTTCGTAAGCATTCGGCGCCAGATAAGGAATTGCTGAGTGCCTTGGAATCAAGTGGAATTGAGCCCTTTCTAGCCTATAAGGCAGGGGCCTATTGTGAATCAACCGAGGAGGATGTTAGTCATTGGGGGCTAAATAGTCTGGCCTATTGTCATGCAACGTCACCTATTCGGCGATGGGTAGATTGTATTAATCAGGCCGTTTTAATCCAAACAATCTTTATGCCTGAATTTAGTGTGCCTACGTATGATATTGACTCGATTAATGCACAGGCAAAACTGTGTAAGGCATATGAACGGGACAACTTCTTTCTTAAGATGCTGTTGTCAAAGGGAGAAACTACTGTGTCTGGGCAAGTAGTTCTTGCAGGACCCCAGAAGGCCAAGATTTGGATTCCTGCATGGAAACGATGTGTATCTATTTATGAATATAGGATGCAGAATGAAACGGTTAAACTGTCGTTTTATGTGAATCCTTCAAAGAAGAATTGGAAACGGAAAATTATTCTAGAAATTTTGGAGTGAGGGGCGCCCAAAAAAAATTGAAGTCAGATTTTTTACAGGGTTAGTTACCCCAAATACAATGGCATCTTTTAAGACTTCGTCCGACCGACTGTCTACTAATCCGCTTCATCGCAGTGAGAGGAATCTTCTTCAGATGTTTCTGTCTGACCCGAGGACTTGTAATCTTCATGCATGCCACAATACGAGTGTGCATGTTGCTGTCATTGTCAAGCGTGGAAAGATTCTTGCAGAGGCGTCAAATCGTATTGGTTCTAGGAGCAGTGGTTCCGGATATTCGAAGAATACGATTCATGCTGAGAAGAATGTTGTGAAGGCCTTGGGGGATATTTCGCTTTTGAAGGGTGCTGATTTGTATGTTATGCGCCTTACAAACGATAAGATGAAGAGTGGGTTTGACCGATTTCTTGGTTCTGAGCCGTGCAAGTCGTGTAAGCTCTTTCTGGCAAAGTGTATTAAGGAGTATGGGCTGAAGGGGGTGTATTGGACTGGGTAAGAATATAGTGATTATAAACTACACTAATAGTAATGAATTCGAGTGAGTTACTCAGACTTCAATTAGCCAAAAATTTAGAGTGTAGCCGAATTGGTTATGCAAGTGGTCCGACAGGTCCAACTGGATCTACGGGTTTAGAGGGGCCACCTGGCCCTGCTGGAAATGAAAAAACTTTCACCTTTTTTTTAGATTTTGACAGCTTGCGTCTTTTAAGTCGTATATATATACCTCCCGGATTTTCAACAGATCCAAAATTAATAGTGGGTGGTGTCTTTACAGAAGATATACCTGAATTACTAGTATTTGTTGGATTAACAGAAATAACAATATCAAGTATAAAATATAATTTTCCTATTGGATTAAGTGCTACTGGATATTATAATGGGGGCTTTTGGGCACCAAGCCCTTATGCAGTTCTTGGAAATGCATCTGGTATTCGTTGGAGAAATGTTGCAGATATAATAAACTTAAATACAATTAATATACTTGGTGTAAATCCTCTTAATTTAAATGGCAATAGTCTTACGCCTAAATATTTATATTTACCAGGCACAGCAATTGAAAATCAACCTGGCTGGCTGGGAACACTTACAATTTATTATCTATAGTATATAGAATGAAATATCCTAAAAAAAAGGGTATGTTAAAATATGTTCTAATTATTATAGGAGTTGTCTTTGTATATTTAGTAGTTAGTAAAATAAATGAGGGGTTTCAAACAGAAACTATTGTATATCTTTATTTTGATAAAGATACAACTACACAAAGAAAACCAAAATTTATAAGTTCAACAGATCAGCGTGTAAAATATATTTCTAGTGCGACTGATTCTGTTAGTATACAAATTGACCCAAATTTTGGAACTCTAAAGGGGTTTAATGGTGCTGTATGGTCGCCTGCAAATAATAATTGGCTTCCTACTCCTACTAGTGCTTTAGATAAAAATCTAGGTACTTCCCTAACTCTTGAAAATAATAGTAAACGTGTATTAAACAATTCTAGTTCTGTAACAGGAAATTATATGCCTTCATTAGGTAATAAAAAACTTCCAACGCCAGTTACAGCTATATCTGGCGATATTATTATTAAAGGATTTACTCCCCCTGCCTTTAATTTTGTAACTTCAAATATAACAGGTGCACAAAATAATGGCGATCCTGCAAATAATAATGCTAAGTTTCGTATTGATTTAAAATTTTAATAATTTATTTCAAAATATTAGACAAATAAGAATATTCTCATATCTTACTTTTAGTAACTTGTGTAAATACAAATTTAAAATACTAAATATAAATGATGCATTACTCTAAAATAACTACTACAATATAGTAGAGAATGTCGTCAACTGGGCCTACGGGTGAAAATGCTCCAGGTGGAAATCCAGTCCCGACTGGAAGAAATTATATAAACCCTCCAAAGGCACTTCAGTTTAATATGCATTATTTTATATTGAATACAAATGATCCTGATATACCTCTCAGTCTTATAAATGCTTTAAATAATCTTCAACTTGGTGAGTTTATTATTCGTGCAAATACAAATTCAATTCAATCAATTTCAGCCTATGTATATAATCCTGGAACAACATATAATGAACAATATTATGATGCATATAATGTAGTTCCAGGGGATTGGCTAGCAAATGATGCAACTGGATTTACATGGAAACTTATAGAACTCTATAATGTAACAGATGCGCCAAATGAGTTAAATAATACATCGGGTGGAGTATTTTATGCAAAAATTGTAGATGTCGATGGATTTAATGCAGGATTAGACCAGGGTCAGTTATTTAATGGAGGTCCTGTAACTGTAGATAGTGTAATTATTCTATTTACATTGAGTGAAACTGGCTTTCCTGTTTTTACTCCTGCAAATACATACGATCTTGCTCCCAATTTTTCAGGAAATGTTATTGGTCGTTTTCAAATATTAAATACATATGATCAGTATGTAAATATTTATCAAGTTGATGTTATTAATTTAATTTCTGTGGGCGATATTGTTTATATAGATGAATACGGGAATTTTCAGAGTGTTCAGCGGGCAGGATTAAGATCGATAACAAACCCCTTTCTTGGAATTGCAACAAGTGTAGGAGTTCCAACAAAGGATTATTTAACCTTTAATCCCTTTGGAGATTACCGCAAAGCGGTTGATGTTTATTTACCAGGCCCCCCAGGTACACTCTACTATATTGATCCATCAAATACATCACAATATGTGACTACACCCAGTTTTTATTTTCAGAATCCAATTTATCAAATTATTGATAGTGCTGGAAATTCTATATTACTTAATTCAGGACTCTTTAATCCACAGCCTTATACAGGATTAACTGGTCCTACGGGACCAGAGAATGGACCAACAGGTGAAACTGGCCCTACTGGTCCAACAGGAACTACAGGACCAAGAGGACTACCAGGTTCGGCAAGAAGTACAGGTGCAACAGGTAAGACAGGCCCTACTGGTGAAAATGGAACTACTGGACCTACTGGTGCAACAGGTCCTGCTGGACCTACTGGTGAAACAGGTGTTACAGGGCCTACAGGTGAAATAGGACTTACTGGACCTACTGGTACAACAGGTCCTACTGGTGAAAATGGAACTACTGGACCTACTGGTGAAACAGGTGTTACTGGACCTACAGGTGAAACAGGACTTACTGGACCTACTGGTCATACAGGTGAAATAGGACCTGGAATTGTATGGAAAGGTGTATGGAATCCTCAAGGATATTATATAGGAGGTGTTGATATAGTATATTATGAAGGAAGTTCATATATTAAAATCGGTGATGGTAATTCTGGGAGTGCACCTCCAGATGATCCGATAAGATGGGAATTATTTGTTCAAAGAGGAGCTACTGGTGAAACTGGACCTACTGGTGAAATAGGTGCAACAGGTGTTACTGGACCTAGTGGTGAAACTGGTGTTACTGGTGAAATAGGAGCTACTGGACCAACTGGAGAAATAGGTATTACTGGTGAAACAGGTGCTACTGGGCCTAGTGGAGAAATAGGTGTTACTGGACCAACTGGAGAAATAGGTGCAACAGGTACAACAGGACCTAGTGGTGAAACTGGTGTTACTGGACCAACAGGTGATACAGGTGTTACTGGACCTAGTGGTGAAACAGGTGTTAGTGGGCCAACAGGGGAAACAGGTGCTACTGGACCAACAGGTGTTACTGGACCTAGTGGTGAAACAGGTGTTACTGGACCAACAGGCGAAATAGGTGTTACTGGACCTACTGGTGAAACAGGTGTTACTGGACCTAGTGGTGAAACAGGTGTTACTGGACCAACAGGTGAAATAGGTGCTACTGGTGAAACAGGTGCTACAGGGCCAACAGGAGAAACAGGTGTTACTGGACCTACTGGAGAAATAGGTGCAACAGGTGTTACAGGACCTAGTGGTGAAACAGGTGTTAGTGGGCCAACAGGTGCTACTGGACCAACCGGTGAAACAGGTGTTACTGGACCTAGTGGTGAAACAGGTGTTAGTGGGCCAACAGGGGAAACAGGTGCTACTGGACCAACCGGTGAAACAGGTGTTACTGGACCTACTGGAGAAATAGGTACCACTGGACATACAGGGGAAACAGGTGTTACTGGACCAACTGGTGAAACGGGTGTTACTGGAGCAACTGGAGAAATAGGTGCTACTGGACATACAGGGGAAACAGGTGCTAGTGGGCCTACTGGTGAAACGGGTGTTACTGGACCAACTGGAGAAATAGGTGCTACTGGTATAACAGGTCATAGTGGTGATACAGGTGCTAGTGGACCTACTGGAGAAATAGGTTCTACTGGACCAACTGGTGATACAGGTGTTACTGGACCTAGTGGAGAAACAGGTGTTACTGGACCTAGTGGAGAAACAGGTGTTACTGGACCTAGTGGTGATACAGGTGTTACTGGACCAACAGGAGAAATAGGTCCTACTGGTGAAACAGGCACTACAGGTGCAACAGGACTAACAGGTGAAACAGGACCAACAGGACTAACAGGACCAACAGGCGATACAGGCGCAACAGGACCTACAGGCGAAACTGGTAATACTGGACCAACAGGAGAAACAGGTGCTACTGGACCTACTGGCGAAACAGGACCAACAGGACCAACAGGCGAAACAGGTGTTACAGGTCCTACTGGTGAAACAGGTGTTACAGGTGCAACAGGACTAACAGGTGAAACAGGACCAACAGGACAAACAGGACCAACAGGCGAAACAGGTGCAACAGGACCAACTGGCGAAACAGGTGCTACTGGACCTACAGGAGAAACAGGTGCTACTGGACCTACAGGCGAAACTGGTAATACAGGACCTACTGGCGAAACAGGAACTACTGGACCAACAGGTGATACAGGCGAAACAGGTGCTACTGGCAAAACAGGTGCTACTGGACCTACTGGTGAAACAGGTGCAACAGGGCCAACAGGCGAAACAGGTGTTACAGGTCCTACTGGTGAAACAGGCGCTACAGGTGCAACAGGACTAACAGGTGAAACTGGTTCTACTGGTCCAACTGGCGAAACAGGGTCTACTGGAGAAACTGGTGTTACTGGACCAACAGGAGAAACAGGTGCAACAGGACCTACTGGTGAAACAGGTCTTACTGGACCAACTGGAGAAACTGGTGCAACAGGAACTACAGGTGATACTGGTGTAACAGGACCTACAGGCGAAACTGGTAATACAGGACCTACTGGCGCAACAGGACCAACAGGCGAAACTGGTAATACTGGACCAACAGGAGAAACTGGTGTTACTGGAGCTACAGGTTATACAGGCGCAACAGGACCAACAGGCGAAACTGGTAATACTGGACCAACAGGAGAAACAGGTGCTACTGGACCTACTGGCGAAACAGGTGCAACAGGTGCAACAGGGCTAACAGGTGAAACAGGACCAACAGGACCAACAGGACCAACAGGACAAACAGGATCAACAGGCGAAACAGGTGCAACAGGACCAACTGGTGAAACAGGTGCTACTGGGCCTACTGGTGAAACAGGTGCTACTGGACCTACTGGTGAAACAGCTGCAACAGGGCCAACAGGCGAAACAGGTGTTACAGGTCCTACTGGTGAAACAGGCGCTACAGGTACTACAGGTGCAACAGGACTAACAGGTGAAACAGGACCAACTGGTGAAACAGGAACTACTGGATCTACAGGTGATACTGGCGCAACAGGACCTACAGGCGAAACTGGTAATACAGGACCTACTGGCGAAACAGGTGCTACTGGCGAAACAGGTCCTACTGGACCTACTGGTGAAACAGGTGCAACAGGCGAAACAGGTGTTACAGGTCCTACTGGTGAAACAGGTGCAACAGGGCTAACAGGTGAAACAGGACCAACAGGACAAACAGGACCAACAGGACAAACAGGACCAACAGGTGATACTGGCGCAACAGGGCCAACAGGCGAAACAGGTGTTACAGGTCCTACTGGTGAAACAGGCGCTACAGGTACTACAGGTACTACAGGTGCAACAGGACTAACAGGTGAAACAGGACCAACAGGACCAACAGGCGATACAGGTGCAACAGGACCAACTGGCGAAACAGGTGCTACTGGACCTACAGGCGAAACTGGTAATACAGGACCTACTGGCGAAACAGGTGCTACTGGCGAAACAGGTGAAACAGGACCAACAGGACAAACAGGACCAACTGGTGAAACAGGTGCTACTGGACCAACTGGTGAAACAGGTGCTACTGGACTAACAGGCGAAACAGGTGCTACTGGACCTACTGGTGAAACAGGCGCTACAGGTACTACAGGTGCAACAGGACTAACAGGCGAAACAGGTGCAACAGGACCAACTGGTGAAACAGGTGCTACTGGACCTACTGGTGAAACAGGTGCAACAGGACCAACAGGCGAAACAGGTGTTACAGGTCCTACTGGTGAAACAGGCAATACAGGTAATACAGGATCTACAGGCCAAACTGGTGCAACAGGAGAAACAGGTGCAACTGGACCTACTGGTGAAACTGGTAATACAGGACCAACTGGCGAAACAGGTGCAACTGGACCTACTGGTGAAACTGGTGCAACAGGACCTAGTGGCGAAACTGGTGCAACAGGTGCAACAGGATCTACTGGCGAAACTGGTGCAATAGGACCTACTGGCGAAACTGGTGCAATAGGACCTACTGGTGAAACTGGTGCAACAGGACCTAGTGGTGAAACAGGTGCAACAGGACCTAGTGGTGAAACAGGTGCAAAAGGACCTACTGGTGAAATAGGGGTTACTGGACCAACAGGAGAAACTGGTCTTACTGGACCAACAGGAGAAACTGGACAAACAGGTGCAACTGGATCAACTGGTGAAACAGGTACTACAGGATCAACAGGCGAAACAGGGCCTACAGGCAATAATGGAGTCAATGCAATAGAAACTTGGTTAAATAATGGAACAGAAAGTGTAAGCGGTGGAATGCGGATTGATACTTCAGCATACGCATATGGATTTAGTTCATATCCTGCAAATATCTATGTTAATATGCTAGATGTAAATGGCAATGATGTAACTCCTTGGGCTACTGCATTAAGTGGCTTGGCTTCAGTAAATCCTATAGTAACATTAAGTGATGTTGCTGGAAATAGTTTATTACTCACATTATTAAGTGTTAGTTATTCTAATAGTGTTTATACACTTTATGGTGCTATTACATCACAAACATCCATATTTAATACTACAAACACAGTAATAACAAACTTGGATACATCTATTTATGCAGTAGTACAGGGTCCACAGGGCACACAAGGCGATCCTGGTGGGCAAGGGCCTCCTGGTGATCCTGGTGGGCAGGGGCCTCCTGGCGACCCTGGACAGCCTGGGCCTCCTGGTGACCCTGGACCTCCTGGTGACCCTGGACAGCCTGGACCTCCTGGTGACCCTGGAGCATCTGGGCCTACAGGTGCAGGAGGAATAGGCAACGGTCGTTCATGGTTAGCCGGCGATGCTACTGTTACAGGGCAGTTTGATTATTCAATTACACAAAATTATTATTATAGCTTTAATCTAACTGATATAAATGGTTCATCTGCATATGATTGGGCAACAACCATTCAGCAATTAGCATATATTGGAAATCTTATAATGACAATTGCCGATCAAAATGGTAATTATATAATATTTTCATATGGAGGATCATCATTAGGTTCTGTATTTTCTGTTACGGGTACAAGTCTTAGTTCATATGGTAGCCTTACTGGAATTTGTAATGCTACATATGTAATTCCAGGTGTTACTGGGTCTACAGGCGAAATCGGTGCTAGTGGTGCAACAGGACCAACAGGAGAAACAGGTGCTACTGGATCTACTGGAGAAACTGGTGCTAGTGGACCTACAGGTGTTACCGGGTCAACAGGCGAAACTGGTGCTACTGGATCTACAGGTGAAACAGGTGAAATAGGTGCTACTGGTGCTAGTGGGCCTACAGGCGAAACTGGTGATACAGGTGCAACTGGTGCTAGTGGACCTACAGGCGAAACAGGTGCAACTGGTGCTAGTGGACCTACAGGCGAAACTGGTGCTAATGGGTCTACTGGTGACACTGGTTCTACTGGTGAAACAGGACCAACAGGGGCCAATGGAACAAATGCAGTAGAAATATGGTTGAATAATGGAACAGAAAGTGTAAGTGGTGGAATGCGAATTGATACTTCAGGTTTTCTTTATGGTGCTGTTTCATATCCTATATATATTTATCTTAATATCTTAGATATAAATGGAAATAATGTAAGTTCTTGGGCTACTGCATTAGGTGCATTAACTACATTAATTGAATTATTTAAACCTATTATAACACTAAGTGATACTGCTGGAAATAGTATCACACTAATACTCACATATGTAAGTTTTTTGAATAATATTTATACACTTAGTGGGAATGCTATTTTACAATCTTCTAATTTTAATACTACAAATACAGTTATCACCAATTTAAATACATCTATCTACATATCAATACTAGGTTCTACTGGTGCAACAGGACCAACAGGAGAAACTGGTGCCACTGGGCCTACTGGTGAAACTGGTGCCACTGGGCCTACTGGTGAAACAGGAGAAACTGGACCTACTGGAACAACTGGTGCAACAGGTCAAACCGGTCTAACAGGTGCATCAATAATGACTCTTATAATACAAAATGGTAGCCCAACTATTACATCTCCTACAAGTGTATTACTAAATAGCGCAGGTGATTATATCTTTACACTCGAGAATTACGATATATATAATGCAGGAATATATGTAGAATGTAGACTACCTGATACAAGTGCTTATACATATAATGATAATGATCCAATCATTTATTTTGGAAATTTCCTTACATGGGGTGTGATTCGTGGTGGAAATACTCTTTATTTCCAATCTGATAGTGGACTACCCACAAATGCGTTATCATCTTATAATCCTGGTGATATATTTTCTATTTATGTTGATACACAGGTTGCATATTATTATATAAATGGTGTAGTAAAATCTCAACTTTTAACAGTAGCAAATATATTGGTTACAAATCCATCCCCAAGTTATGTAGGTCCATTATATTTTGGCACCGACTTTTTACCAGTACCATTTGAGATTACTAATATTCGTAGTTATCAAACTGGGCGTGTTGGTGCAACAGGGCCTACAGGTGCTAGTGGTGTTACAGGTGATACAGGTGCTACTGGACTAACAGGAGAGACTGGGTCTACTGGTGATACTGGGCCAACTGGTGTAACAGGTGCAACAGGGCCTACTGGTGAAACAGGTGCAACTGGACTAACAGGAGAGACTGGTGCTACTGGTGCTACTGGTGCTACTGGTGCAACAGGGCCTACTGGTGAAACAGGTGCTACTGGACTAACAGGAGAGACTGGGTCTACTGGTGCTACTGGGCCAACTGGTGTAACAGGTGCAACAGGGCCTACTGGTGAAACAGGTGCTACTGGACTAACAGGAGAGACTGGTGCTACTGGGCCAACTGGTGTAACAGGTGCAACAGGGCCTACTGGTGTAACAGGTGCAACAGGAGCTAGTGGTGAAACAGGTCTTACTGGTGCAACAGGAGCTACTGGTCCTACTGGAGATACAGGGGCTACTGGCTCGAGAGGTATTGGAACAACATCTACTTGGATTACATCAGAATCTCCAGAGGAACCAGGAAATTTATTTTATGCAAATATTACAAATGTAATTACTCTTTATATTAATGTAGTAGATTTCTATGGGAATAATGAAACGGAAATGTTTAGTACTATAGAGGGTATTATTAATGTCGGATTTTCTGTTGTATTTACAATAAGTGATGGTACTAGACTTCTATCCTTCTATGTAACATCAGTAACCGCAAGCCCTGCAGGACAGTTCACGCTGGTTGGTCCTAGTATACAGGATGATGGATTAACAGGTCCATCTCCCTATATAGTATCTTATAATATCATGGGTCCTACGGGATCAACAGGAGCTACTGGTGCCACAGGACCAACTGGTGAAACAGGAGTTATAGGACCTACTGGCGAAACAGGAGTTACAGGTCCTACTGGTGAAACAGGAGTTACCGGTGCTACTGGACTAACAGGTGAAACTGGTGCAACTGGACCAACTGGTGAAAGTGGTCTTACTGGACCTACAGGAGAAACAGGTGCTAGTGGACCTACAGGCGAAACAGGTGCTAGTGGACCTACAGGCGAAACAGGTGCTAGTGGACCTACAGGCGAAACTGGTACTAGTGGACCTACAGGCGAAACTGGTGCTACAGGTGCTAGTGGATCTACAGGCGAAACTGGTGCTACAGGCGCTAGTGGACCTATAGGCGAAACTGGTGCAACAGGTGCTAGTGGACCTACAGGCGAAACAGGCGAAACAGGTGCAACAGGTGCTAGTGGACCTACAGGCGAAACTGGCGCTAGTGGACCTACAGGTGAAACAGGTACAACAGGTGCTAGTGGACCTACAGGCGAAACTGGTGCAACAGGTGCTAGTGGACCTACAGGCGAAACTGGTGCAACAGGTGCTAGTGGACCTACAGGCGAAACTGGTGCAACAGGTGCTAGTGGACCTACAGGTGAAACAGGTGCTAGTGGGCCTACAGGCGAAACTGGTGCAACAGGTGCTAGTGGACCTA